ATCTCAATAACAGTTAGTCGACCACAACCGAAGTAGGAATAACCGCAACAAAGAATGCAGACGGATCGTGGACTATCGATGGAACGGCTACAGGAAACAAAGATATTACTTTCGGAACTCTTCAGCGTGTGAATGGTCATAAATACATGATCTTTGGGTGCCCAAGTAATGGCGGAAGTACGAAGTATTATATTGGAATCGGTGGTGGGGCCGTGGTTGATATTGGAAACGGCGGCATTTATTCTGCACCGAATTCAAACGTTGGATATTTTAGACTGGACTTCCGTACGGGGGTTACGTTTAGTAATGTCAAAATCTATCCGCAAATTTTCGACATTACGCAAATGTTCGGTCCGACCATTGCCGATTATGTTTACAGTCTTGAGCAAACTACAGCCGGTGCTGGAGTCGCTTGGTTCCGCAAGCTGTTCCCGAAGGACTACTATCCTTACAATCCCGGCGAGCTTATTTCCGTTAAGCCTTCCAGTCATGATATGGTTGGGTTTAATCTGTGGGATGAAGAGTGGGAAATCGGCGGGCTTATTATTACTGACCCAAACAACTATGGGGCCCCGAACCAAACGAACAATCAGATAAGAGCAAAAAACTACATTCCCGTTCTTCCAGATACTAACTATTATTTCCATTGTGGAAGTAACACCGGGTTTGCAATTGCTTATGACGAAAATAAAACTGGAATAGCTTCTTATGGATTTAAGCAAAGCGATAACATGTTTACCACACCAAGCAATTGCGCTTATCTTCGGTTTTATTGCGTGGCAGAATACGGCACAACCTACAATCACGACATTTGCATCAACCTCTCCCACTCCGGCTCTCGTAATGGCGAATATGAGCCTTATGAGAAGCACTCCTATCCTCTGGCTGATGTCGAACTGCGTGGGCCTCTTGCAATTGATGAGAATGGTAAGCTTGTGTATAGCGGAGATGAGTATCCGCCAGATGGGAATGTTAAGAGGAAGTACGGGATTGTTGATCTGGGGACGTTGAACTATGACTACGGTAGTACAAACAATATTGCATATGCAGTTGTAAGTGGCATGAACAACACAAGCGACGAAAGCATTCGCAATTTAGGGTTGGTTTGCTCAAAGTATCCAGTGTCGAGAACGACCGCAATAAATGCGACTATGGATGACAAGTCTATCCTTCGAAACTCTGGTCGCATATATGTAAGAGATACTGCCTACACCGATGCCGCCTCTTTCAAGGCTGCTATGGATGGCGTTTATCTCCTCTACGAACTCGCTATTCCTACCACCGAACAGGTAGCTCCCTACACTCCTGTTCAAGTCGTAGATGACTGGGGTACCGAAGAATTTGTCGATAATCGTGAGGTTGCAATGCCTGTCGGTCACTCCACGAGCTACATGGCTAACTTGCGGGATAAGCTCCAGCATCTGCCTTCTCTGGCTGATGACGATGGCGAGTATATTGTCAAGCAGACTGGGACGAATATGGAGCTGGCAAAGCTTAGCAGTTCTGGACTGGCGCAGAGCATTTACGAGTCCATCGAATCCACGCCCGTTGCCAGTTTCAAAGATGGTGCTGATGGTCAGGCTATGAAAGCGGTTAATGTAGCCATTGAGCCTGTGCAGGATTTGCATGGGTATGACAGTCCATGGCCTGCTGGGGGTGGGAAGAACCTTTTTAATTCTGGTTTATTTTCCACTTCTGCAGTAAATGGCGTTACTTTTACTCTTAATTCGGATGGCGCTATAACAACAAGTGGCACAGCAACAGCGACCGCTGAAATACAATCTCAAACTTTCGATATTCAGCCCGGAACATATAAACTGAATGGCGTAGCAAATGGTGCATCCCTTTCACCTGAGAATTATAACCTCAGTTTAAGATTATCAAATGGCTCGATTGTTGCCATTTGCAGTGTGGATGGCGCTGACACATCATTTACAGTTGCGGAAGTTACAACCGTGCATATGAGGATACGGGTTTTTAATGGTGTAAATGCTAACAACCTTGTATTCAAACCGATGATTCGTCTTGCTTCCGTTTCCGATGCTTCTTTCGCTCCCTACTCCAACATATGCCCGATCTCCGGCTGGACTGGGGTGAAGGTGACGAGGACAGGGAAGAATTTAGCCGGGCCGATAACAGATCATCCGAACGGGGCGAGAATAACCGGATACACAGCGCAAGGTAACTGGCCAAAGCTGAAAAATATTTATAAAGCCGGAACGTATTCCTTGTCGGTTACTGCGTATTCGCCAAATGAGAATGGAAACAAATCGGATATTCGTATGTGGTTTCACCGTTTAAGCGATCAAAAATGGTGTAACCTTAACGGACAAGAAGCTGGTGGCCTCGGGCAAATGGTGTTTCCGAGTGTCGCTGGATCGATAACTACAACTCCTCAAAGATACGAAACGACATTCGTGCTTCCGTTTGACTGTGACGAGATTACGCTCGGATACTATTATTCAGGAAGATACCTTGAGTATTCCGATCTGCAGCTTGAACTCGGTTCTACCGCTACCGCCTACGAACCCTACCAAGGCCAGACCTACGAAGTCACCTTCCCGTCTGAAGCTGGCACCGTCTACGGCGGGACGCTGGATGTGGCGAGCGGGAAACTGGTGGTGGATATGGCCACAATAATTATGAGAGGACTTTTGTCCGATGGATATTCGTCATCTGGTTCTGATCATATGTATTATGGATATGTGTCATCGACTGCAAGGCCATTAAACTATACGAATCAGCTTTGGTCGCACGTTAAACGCGCTAACCCATCCGGGGATAACTATAACTGTGGAATAATGTTCGAATCAGGATTGGTCAGGTTGCACATTGCCTCTATAGAGCAAACAGTTGCGGCATATCGTGAATATTTAAATTCAAATGAAGTTCAATGTTGTTATCAAATATCGCCAGTTTCAATATCTCTCACCCCGACCGAGATAAAAACTTTACTTGGCAGCAACAATATCTGGTCCGACGCTGGCAACACAGCTGTGACCTACCCGGCAGACACGAAACTCTATATCGAAAAGCGCATTTCAGAGTTGCAAGCACTCATCCTTGAAAACCTGTAAATGGAAGGTGATGACATGGGATTCATTTACAAGATTACAAATCAAGTAAATGGCAAAGTGTACATTGGTCAGACTTCCAGAACTGTTGAGATTCGGTGGCAAGAGCATCTTTGCTATGCAAGAAAAGATAAGCTACAGCACTGCAAGAAACTGTATAACGCTTTCAAGAAATATGGAGAAGATTCATTCAGTATTGAAACAATTGAGCAGTGCAAAGATAAGAAACTGTCAGAGAGGGAACAATACTGGATAGCATATTATGACTCTTGCCACCACGGATACAACAGTACACTCGGAGGTGATGGAGCAAAACATTTTAACACAAAAGATTTGCTTAAACTGTGGGAAGACGGTTTGCAAAGGGACGAAATCGCAAAAAGATTAAACATTTGCAAGGAAACAGTATCGAGAAGATTGAATGCGAATAATATTACAAGGAAAGATATTTCTCGCAGAAAAAGGAAAGTTCCATTAGCCAGATCAATGATTCACAAGTATTCATTAAACGGAGAATATTTACAATCATTTGCTCTTGCGGATGTTCAGTCTAAATTGTTTGGTGATACTGTTCCGAGGTTCCTTTCCGGGAAAATAATTAATGGATTTCAATGGAGGTATTTGAAATATAACAAGATTCCATCCGTGTTGAAAAGCTCACAGACTCATATAAAAGAAATACATGATTCAATCAAAGTTCACCAATACTCGCTTGACGGGGAATACATTCGGTCGTTTGATTCAATGGGAGAAGCCGCGCGGGAACTTGGAACAAGAAGCCACGCAGGAATCAGGAAGGTATGCGAAGGGAAACTGCACACAAGCCTTGGATACCAGTGGAGATACGAGAAAACGGATAGAATTCCACCGGCTGAAATGCGGAAGACCTCATCAAAACAGGTTGCTTCGCTTGACGAAGACGGGAATATCATACAGATTTTCGATTCAATCAAAGACGCAAGCAACGCATACCACATTACGCATCACTCGGTTTACATGGTTTGCACTGGCAGACTTGAAAAAGCCGCCAATACAAAATTCATCTACTACAAAACTGCTTAAAGAAAGGATGATCTAAATGTCTTTAACCCGTAGGGAACTTCGTGTTGTTAACGCTTTCCTCAACTGCATTAAAACCAGTGAATATTCAGAATCGTATGCAATTTTGCTTTTGGAGGATGAGTCCCGTTACGGCTGGCTCTCCGATGAAGCAAAGGATTATTTCTACGAGGAACTGGAGAAGATGCATCCGGCTCCGGAACCCGCGCCAGAGGAAGAAACGGAAGAATCCGAGAGCGTAGGTTAAATAAATAATGAATACAATTATTATTTGCATTGCGTGTTTTGTGGTTGGTTTCTTTCTTGGTATTTTGTTCAGAGCATTCATCAATGATTACACTGGAAGATAATTTTAACTTAAATAACACAATAAAGGAGAAATGATATGGACGGAAAAATCCATGTGGAATTCAGCGAAGAAGAATTCGACCTAATCATGAAGTATATGGAAGCGTCAGAAGCGGTGACTGTTCAGGCGGCGATCCTTAATGCGATCAGCATTGCACTGGATGACGACCCCCGACTAAAATAACACTTTTATACACATCAATACACACTGATATGTTATAATGCGACCGTGCAAAACCGCAAGGTTTTAGGGGACGGCGTTCCGGCGTTGTTCCTATTTTCAAAAAAGAAGGGGGCTACCAGCCCCGTGACGGTTAGTAGCCCTTCTTCTTCAGCCATTCGTCCAGAGCTTTCTGGATTACCCAAGACCGTGGACGCTCTTCGTCCTCACGGAACTTTTCCAGACGCTCATACAAGGATGGCGGGAGAGTAATTTGGATGCGCTCAAAGCCTTGCTCTTCGATGCCACGAAGGGAGCGACCTCCGTTGATACCCATCTATATCACCTCCTACTGATAGGTTAGTGAATTAAAGTGGGTTTGTCAATCTGGAGTGGTAGCACCTCAGACCCATTGATATGCAAGGGGTTGAGCAATCACGAACTTTGAGATAACACTTTAACACAGTTGTGCACGGTGTCTGGTTCGGGACTTAATCTTGCGTTCGATTCGCAAGGCCGTGCATAACTCAACTCCAACTGTTGGAGGAATACAATGATTCAAGTCAATACATTTGTTGATGCCGTAGATAAGACGGCGTAGAAGGTTAGGGAATACGCCCAGCCTGGAGATATTAACAAAGGGACATGTGACTGTATCGGGCTAATTATCAACGCCAAGCGATAGGCCGGCGGCTCTTGGAAAGGAACTCATGGAAGCAACTATGCCGCACGATTCGAGATGGCGACACTTGAGCGCATCAGGTCCCTGAGCGACCTGTATCTTGGCGAGGTTGTGTACAAGAAGAAAGAAAGCGGCGATGCCGGCTACGACCTGCCGGACAAATACAAACCCGGCGGAAAAAGCTATACCGGCGACATTAATGACTACTACCACGTCGGCGTGGTCACAAGTGTTTCGCCGTACGTGATCACGCATTGCACAAGTCCCGGCCCTATTGCTCGCGACACGAAGCTTGGGCGGTGGTGTTGCGGCGGTCAACTAAAAGGTATCGAATACAATTCGCACAAGAAGGAGGAGACGGGGACGATGAAAGTTGTGTATGGCGGCAATGAGAGAGCGCCCATTAACATGCGCGTATCGAAGAGTACGTCCAGCGGGTTGATCGCCACAATCCCGCAGAACACCGAGGTTATGGTAATTGATGACGACGGCGAGTGGTGCAAGATACAGTACAATAACCTGATCGGCTATGTTAAAAGCGAGTTTGTTCACGATGCTGAACCACAGCCCGACGATCAGATCTGCGTCAACCGCGGCAAGCTGGAAGAGCTGTATGCCGAGCTTGGGGAATTGCTCGGGTATTCTCACGGATAATAATTTAAGATGAAATGGTGGTGACTCCAGATGCCAACGGAATAGACTCCAATTGAGGGGATAACCCCAAACATGTTGTGGACGGCCATGATCGTTTTTCTGGGTTTGTGTGCCGTCTATCTGCTGATCGACAAGGTGATATCTTCCATTCGCGGTCATGTGGAAAGGAAGGCGCTGGCGCGTTCGGGACCGCAGGCTAAACTGGCGGAAGATATCAGCTCCAAGGTTATCGAAATGCTCGAACCCAGATTCAACGGGATCGATCAGAAGCTGACCTCGGATAACGACAGGTTGAACGCACACGAGCGGCGGCTGGCCGAGATTGACAGATCATTAAACAATACGCATGCGGACAACACGATGTTGCTTCGCGCTGTGAACCTGATCATCATGAACCAGATCACCGGAAATGGTATTGAGGCGCTGAAACAGTTTAAGACCGAGATGGATGCATTTATGGCGGCGAGGTGATAACATGGCAACCAGAGCAAAGAAGTCTGCCAAGCCGTACATGCAATACTCCAAGAAGATGGCAACATTTGTTTGCTTTGCATGGCTGTTTTTCAGACTCCTGAGTCTGGCTGCCATGACGTATAAGCCGGATATTGCAGAACAGGTGAACCGATGGATTGGCGGCGTTGACACAGTCATGTTTGCCAATCTCGGATTTTACAGTGGTAACTCCAGTCTCGAGAAAGTTGTTACCAAATATTATGAGGCCAAGGTACAGACCGCTGACAAGGAAGAGGAGAGTGAGAACTCATGACATTTGATTTGACCGAAATCCTGAAGGCTGTGATCAGCCTGATTGCTCTTGTGTAGACCGGGTTCGTGATCCCGGTGATCAAGAATAAGATGTCCCAGCAACAGCAGGACACTTTCGAGACGTTTGTTAACATCGGCGTTTATGCGGCCGAGCAGCTGTACAACTCCGATCAGGGCAAGGAGAAGAAGCAGTACGTGCTGGACTTCCTTGCGCAGAAGGGGTACAAGGTTGACATTATCGGCGTTGAGCAGGCCATTGAAGCCGCAGTTAAGGCGCTGAGGCTGGAACAGGGCGTAGGGATCCAATAAAATAAAAAGGGCGTGGATTAATTTCCACGCCCAATTTTTTGTTTTTGGTTAGCCGTCAACTCTTTCGAGGAACGACAGGGTATCCATGAACTTGTTGTAATTGCCGACAACATTGAGGACATAGGCGAACTGCTTCTTCTCGATATTGTAGAATGGGCCGTAGGGTTGACCGCATTCGTCATCCATCACGAGGATATGGTCGAAGTCATCCCATGCGGCAAGGTTCTCCGGGAAGGCGATGCATAAGGTGATATCGTCGGCAAGCCATTTGCAAGTTGAATACTTGGCGTCCTGGCTGATATAGGTACCATGCGTGCCGATGGGAAGTTTCTTGGCGCGAAGTTCGGCTAGGATGTCATCCATGGTTATACCGGGCTTCAGTTTATATCTGTTGATAATACTCATTATTACTCCTCGTAGAACATTACTTTTCCTGCAATGTTGGGTAATGTGTTATTAAATATCATTATCAGATGCGTGATACCATGCCTTAAAATCCCAATGCCAAACAACAGCTATATGAACCAACCAAACTGCGATCATGAGCACAGGAACTCCGACCGCTATAACAGCCTCAATCCTCATTCTCATCCCCCGTTTAAAGCGTTATTTAATGTTGGTTCTCTCGCTTGTATTTTTCAAAATCAAGCAATTCCTGACAATAGTCCTTTTCTTTGATTGGGCAATTCTCGCAGTCTAACGTTTTGCAACATTCTGTTGCATTCCTATAGTCTTCGTCTTTCATAGTGTTATTTATGTCACCTCAGCAATTTATCAATCAGCCGCCCGTGCCAGTACTTTGGCTGGGCATTAATATACAAGACGTTTCTAAGCCACAGCCGTTTGCTTCCATTTTCGAATGGGTATATTCTTGCGAAATGAATGCAATCTTTAATATACCTGATAAAGCTCATGTATTATCCATCCTTTAAAAGTGTTATTTAATGCGGGTGAGGATTTGCACCTCGCATGAGACGAAATCTCAAGCCCCCGTCGGTAGCCCGTCGTCTCAACTGTGTCTGTTTGCGTCTACCTATTCCGCCACCGCATGAAATTATTTATTATGTTGGATTATATAACTCCCAGCCGATGATCTTATTCCTGTAAAACGATTCTGGATCCCCATCAACGCATTCCCCGCGCACAAGCTTGCCTCGCGCCATGGTGATCGTGCCGAGATACATGTTCTCATATTCGTCTGTCAGGATGACTATTTTATCCAGCGGACATTTCTCGAAGTTCGTGTCCATGCTTTGCCTCCCGTTGCGTTGCATTCTTGCGACACTGTCTACAAACATTCTTCGGGTTTACATTTTTACACGGAGCATACACAGGATGATCGCAACCTCGACATGCATGGGTTGCGATCTTTCTATATAGTCCTCGTTTCATACTATCATTTATCCTCATTGGTAATATTAATAATAATCAGGAATGACCTGGTTCTCAACTTTCTTGTACGCGTCCAGATACCATTCCTTTTTGTCGCCGTTATAGGTCAGCTCGTAGTACATGCCGTCATGTCGAGTCGTGCTGAGTAGATACTTCCAATTTTGTAAGGTCTTACACTTCCAGACAATAAAGACACCGAAGTGTGGTTCTAGAGCCGGCTTGTCCATATGTTCTTTCACGTAGTTTACTACCAGTTGAATCGCTATATCGTCCATGTTTATCCTCCGTTATTTAGTCGTCCTCAACTTTTGATTCGCTCCATGTATAGCATGTAATTCCATTCGCTTCCAGTATATCCAGCAGACGATCCTCAGCCTGCTCTTGTGTTTCGCCGTACTTCATTTTGATGCGGAGGCCGGCTCCTCGAACCCTGAGCTGTTTGGGTTTAAGCTTTAGCCCTTGGTTGGCATTGATCCAACCCATCCTCCACTCGTCGGACATGTCCTCGTTGAACATCACATTGTTCAATCGTGCCTTGTACCCGGCTAGATACTCGGCTGATAATCCTAAATCAATCATCTGTTCATCCCCATAAAAATAATTGCGGCTCCACGAATCGAACGCGGAATTAAGTCCAGTAGTGCTTCGCCTTCAGGCGTGACTTTGCTGAGAACCAGACACCGCGTGGCTGCGGGGTGAGCCTTCCTCACATACTGACATGGCTTTCTGCCAGCGTCCTTGTCTCACGGTCTTTGGGTGTGAGCAGTTAAACGACCCGCAGTGTGTTGTTCAGTCTCCGTAATATTCTTTCAGGTCATGATATAAAATATCCCATGCATTGTTGACTTCTTGTTTTATATCGCCCATGGCCATCCTCTTGTCGTGGTCGTCAATCAGTTTATCAACAATACCTTTGACCTGATTCCATGTGACGGAATAATCGTGGTAAGCGGAAGGCGGGATCAGGGAATCTACATAAGTCATTGATCATCACCATCCTGCGGCATTGCAGGCAACGGCATCCAATGTGTAACATACTCATCCATAATGCCTGAGCCGTGCCAGAAATGCCCTTCATGGCATCCATATAGCGTGCCATAATTATATAGTCGCACATCTCCAAATGTGGTAGCACAAAGGACGCCTTGGAAATCTCTTGTGATCGGGTTTATTTTCCCTTCCGGAAGGCCGTCGTTAACATTAATCCAGTTCATTGCACCGCCTCCTTTGGCTCCTCGAACCAATGTTCGAGCGATGCCACACAATTATCACACAGATCTAGCACCTCCTCCGTTTGGATTGTGCTACGATATCTTTTCTTAACAATAAATATGGGATCGTTCAAGCGCGCACAAGGCATGGCTTTGCCACACCTGTCACAAAATCGTTTAAGCATTTTCTCTACCTAAGTCCTCACAAGTATTAGAGTATCCGGCAACGTGCATTACTTCCAGAAATCGGTCAAGTTCGTCAATCAGAAAATGTACTGGGTGAACGCAATACTGATAATCAAACATCTCATGCGCGGATATGACAGGGACGCTCTTGATGCCAATCATTCTTGCCCACTCGCGCACCTGCCGAGCCATGGCATAAGTTGGTTCCACCAGAACGTAGCCCTTGGCATCCGCCAACTCGAGCAACCTAGTCGTCTTGCATGAGCCACGTGCCCCGATATATTTAATCATTGGCCTGCCTCCTCTACGCAGACCTTTTGTTTTTCAAGGGCATCTGACATAATCTGGGTATATTGCCTGGCCTTTTTAATAGCTCTATCACATACCGCTATCCACCAGTCTGCTCTACGTCTGGCCCATTGATATCTGCGTTCCTGTCTGTCATACTCTCTCAAATATTTATTCTTGCTCATCCCACGGCACCGCCTGTCTTTGTTCTTCCGTCGGCATATGATTCCAACAGCGAGTGTTTCGTCTGTCCTCTTCATCGGAGACCACGAGTAAGAACTCGTCGCTCACATTGATCCCTGGGTTCCATGAAAGACACTGGCCCCAAGTATTAACTGTAATGATCAGCGGGTAGATTTCTTTGATACCGCGGAACTCGCCGTATACCACGGGATAATTCTTAATCTCGTCCCAGTCGAGAATCCGCGGATCCTGCTCTTTCAGCATAGCTAGAGCATCCCGCAACAGCCCACGCGGGATACTATTCACAACTTCATGCTCGACTTCGCAGTCCTCCCACGGGCAGTCTTTGCACTTTGGTTGACCGATACAGTTCTCAATAGCACAAACGACCTTCTCCCGGTCAATCATCCTACTTCACCGCCATCTTGCTTACCTTTAACATAAACTACTGGTGTACCATATGGACATTTAGGATCAAACGGTTCCCACGGTTCGATCGTTACTGTAGTGTTGATACCACCATACTCAGTCGGCTCAATACGTAGTTCGTATCGAATCCGTTCTTTTGCAGCAATCTCTGATATTTCTTTGAGTGTTAAATCGTTTAAATCTTTCACAAACATCACCGACCTTTCTCAAACGCTCCGTGGTCTTCAAGCGTTCTTTTTGCAATATGAATCATTCCATCAATATATTTCATGTCCTTGATTTCGTCTTTATACCGTTCGTATTCATCATGGAACTGATCAAAACCGAAACCACATTCTTCTGCCCACTCAACCAACAAGTGCAATGCTTTGATTTCCTTTTCTAGCTCTTCCAGCAGTTCCAGCGACTTCCATGCGGCTGTTTCCAACTCGTCTACATCTTCAGGTGTATATCTGCCGCATCCATGCATCTGAACCAACGCATTGCCAAGAGACGATATTACATTCTCCTTGTCAATCGAAAGCCCCATTATTTGCCCTCCTCTGTGTGATTTCATCGATAAGTTTCTGTTGCTCTTTCAACACAGCGAGAGCATCAATAGCGACATCGGAATACTCTTGTGCCTTCTCACATTTATAACTGTCTGTGCTATTTCGGTAAATATCAAAAAAATAGTCTGATATTTCTTCCAATCCTTTGATCACTTTCTCCTTGTCAGTCATTTCAACTCACCGCCTCAATCAATCATAATCGCATCGGCATATTTCATGATTTCGCCAACATCCTTCTGAGAATCGTGTCCATCGAATTCGTCAAAGGACATCTTGTCGATCCTCCCGTCCATGAAACGAAGGATCTCTTCTATGTTGTGTTTAGTCGCATCGAGCCGGATGCAGCTTAAAACATTTTCATCCTCGATCTCTATGTAAATGATTTGAGGATTGCTTTTTTCATTTGCGGTAGCAATAACGAATTTTCCATGAATTGCCCCACGGACCCCGGAACAGAGAAGGCGGCATTCTGTGTCAGGATCAAAAACCTGAAAGAAGAATCCTGTCATATCATAGATTTCCCCAGGACAATAACACTCGCTTTCGAGATAATGCTCCATGTTTGCAATTTCTTTTAACTTCACTCCCACTTCACCGCCTGTCCGCAAAATGGACAATAGTTCCATTCGTAAAAAAGCTCTTCATCACGGCTTCCGCATGTAGGGCAAACATAATTCCAATAGCCATTCTTTTCATGTACAACCGGTCTTTTTGCTCCCTGCTCTTTCAGTATCCTGACGGCTTCCTGAACAAAATGATCTTGTACTACACAGTCTAGTGGATAATGACTCGCGCCTTCCAATGTGCAATCATCGCACAAGCATTGAAGGCAACGCTCCAGGCCTGCGATTACTTCTCTTTCATTCATTGTACCACCTCACTGCCTGGCCACATTTGCTACAGAATTTAATATCAAGATCTTTGTCATTAATAGAGAGTATATGCTCACACTTCGGACAGCAATATACATCATTCCAATTAATAACTTCTTGTGGTACATTGTGTTTAACACACATGAGATTTTCTTCCGGTATAATTCTGAATTGACCGGATTCCCAGTCGAAACCCATGTATACAGACTTAACGCCTACGCATGGAGCTTGCCCCACTGTCATATACGGCAATTTGGTCGTAATAACAACATCAACATTATCTGGATTCTTTTCAAATTGTAATGCTGTATCGATTGTATTTTTAAGTTCTGTTAATGTCATTCCCACTCCACTTCTTGTCCACATTCAGGACAGAACATACAAAGTTTTCCTAGAATGCTACACCCAGCCGGATAATATCCAACTGTCATACCACAGTTTCCACATGAAACAGTTCATTCAGAATCTGTATCAGGTCTGCCTTGTCTAAATGCGCCATTTGAGATACAATTTCTAATGCGTCTTCTAGCGATGCCATTTCTGCATCCAGTTTTTTCAACAGGAATATTGCATCAGTAGTAATTTCGGTTTTGCATCTGCTGTGGCCAAAGCCATCTGCATCAGCATACGGGCAATCTTTACAAAGCACATCGCCATTGTTCAGGCATGTTAGTCCTGTGATAACATCTCCCGTTTTAGGCCACTCGCGGTCGTTATGTTGCACTATACATTGCTTGTCTGTCTGTTCCCATTCAACAGCTGTACCGCATCCTGGGCAGTAATGCGTCTTGTCGTCCCGGAGCATTATCCATGAAAATCCACATGATGGGCACTGTGCTGCTTCGCCGTAGAATCGATCGAACATAAAAGTTTTGATCGTCATCGGTTCATTGTCGGCCAACAGATTAATAGCTCTGGTTAGATTATCCAAATACTTTTGAATGACTGGCGACCTATCCGGCAGTCCAAAGCCCAGAGCCTCGCGCAGGTCATTCAATCCTTTTACAATGTCATATCTCTCGTCCATGATTATTTATTTCTCCTATATCAATTCTTTGCTTCAAATCTTACACACGGTGTGTAGAAGTTGGAACCTCTTGGTATTCGGACGGGTATTTATCCATCCGAAAAGAGACATGTCACATTCCCCGATAAATTAGGGAGAAAATGAGGCAAGTTTAACATCCCGTCGGGAGGATTACTTCAGCGACCTTGTAGGTGCGCAGAGGATTCTGGGAACCGTCGTTGGCTTCGCGAACTTCCAGTCGGTAATTCCCAAACGGGATGTTCTTGGTAACGCACTCGTAAAGAAGTTCGGTGACCGCCTCGTCAATCACGCCCTGCGGAATCTCGCCGTCAACAACCCATGTGGAGCTGATGGTGTGCGTCTCGTCCAGCTCCTCGTTGTACAGGCGGTTAAGGCCGGCGCGCATAATGGCTTTATATTCCTTGGAGAACTGCTTTGTAATCATCTTCTGGTATTCAGATTTCATATCTGCGTATCTCCTCCATGATTGCCTTAATAACTTCGATTGACCTCTCGGTTGACCGCGCAATTGCCGGGTCACCATCTCCGGTCGTGCAAGCCATGTGGGTCTTCCATTGCCGAAGCTCGTTTAACATATCGCCGCGAGTGATCTTGTTGAACCCCTTCAGGTCCTGATACAAAAGCGCATTCACAGCTTTGTCGTCAATGTACTCGTCGGCGTATATCTTACGGCTGTCGTTGTTATACTCTTTCATCAGCTCCGGCAGATTCTCATTGACGGCGTCGAACTTGATGCCGTGTTCATCGCACCATTTAAGCGCGGCGTCGAGAGCCTTGTCCGTCCTGCATGTCCAGAGGATGATCTTCGCATTCTCATAGCGGCGACGGCGCTTCAGCATATCAATGACCGGCCAGATAGGATCACCCGTTCCCGGCCAGATACTGTCGCAGAGCGTACCATCAAAGTCAACCGCAATGATTGGTCCAAGCATCAGGATACCTCCATGATATGGGAAGCGATCATGTCAGCGGTGTGAGTATAGAGTACGTTGGGATACCGATGGATCGCGCCGGTGTACTCGCCCCACTGTTCCTTCTCGGTGAAAGACCCCATGTGGTAACGGATACAGGCGGCCTCCTCCTCGGTTAGCTGGCAGATCTGGGCGGCGACCATAACGGACTTTTCGCCGTGTCCCTTGAAGAGCATGTCCTCGCGGTAGATGAAGTGGCTGGGCTGGTTCTCTACGTACTGGTCGCACTTGCACAGATCATGGAAGAGGCCGACGATGTACGGAGACTCAGGCCGCTCCCAGCCAAGATCAAGAGCTTCGGTCATGAACACGAGGCTGTCGGTCACGTTGTAGGAATGCTCGCACAATCCACCGGCGTAGTTGCCGTGATACTTAGTGCTGGCGGGAGCATCGAAGAAGCCCTTGGCCAGCAGAATCTCTTTGGTATCCGGCGAACAGACATCTTTAATGCGCGGCCAGTAGACTCGGCCGAAATCCTGAATGTATTCTTCTTTGGTCAAACTATTCACCTCCAAAGGTTATAAGGAACATATTTGTATCTTGTGTTCACAGATCTGAATAATTTTTCTGAACATTCGTCGTGCGACTGCTCGGAGAAATTATTCATTTCGTGCATATCCATACAACACGATAGATTTGTACAACTTGCTAAACGGCCTTCTCAAATTTGTCGATTTAGGTGACTTCAGAAACGGTCTGCAAAACCTTTATTCTCCAGTTCGAATCTGGATGGCACCTCTGATCTATCCTTGGTGTGAAAAACTGAGGATAGATTTTTTATATTTATGCATGTTTCGCGCATAAAGCGTTGTACATATCGTCGAATCCATCGCCGTACAAATTGATGTAAGTTTTGTACGTGATGTTGGTATCCGCGTGACCAAGCAGCTTCGAGAGGATCTTCACGTCGATGCCCTTGTAGTAGCAGTTGGTGGCGAAGGTGTGCCGGAAGACATGCTCGCCCTTGTATGGGACACCGGCTGTCTTGCATAACTTCTTGGTCTGCCACATCAGTTTCTGGTAGGTATAGCGCTTATCATCCTGAGAGAAGACCCAGACCGTGGTATTGTCTTCCTTCATTCGCTCCAGAATATCGATAGCCTTTGGTGTCAGCGGCACCGTGCGGTTACTCGAGCTGGTCTTGGGCGAGTCCTGGTAGATCGCGGCATCGCCGTCGAGCGGGTGGATGATTGTGGCGTGTACCTTCATTCTCTTGCCCGGGATGCTGATGTCCGACCACTTCAGCGCTAGAAGCTCGCCAGCCCTGATCCCTGTCTCGATCATGAACGAGATTGCCTGATACCCTATGCCATACGGCTCGGTATCGATCACGGCATTGAGCTTGGCTTGCTCCTGCTCATCGTAGGCGAAAACTTCTTGGGATTTCTTTTGTACTTTCTTTTCGCTTGGCATCCTGATCCCCGCCGATGGATCCGCCGGAATCACCCTGAGCGCCGCGGCCTGTCTTAATGGTGCGGTTACAATTTGAACTTGTTTTTTTATTGTACTTATTCCGTAGCCATTTGTTACAAGTTCATTAATATATCGCTGGATGTCGAAGTAATCGATCTCGCCGACGGGGATGTTTGCGATCTCGTAGTCGGCCAGCGCCTTCTTGCTCTGAAGGAGCCTGTCCATCGTGGCTTGCTTCACTTGGTTCTTCTTGAACGTGTCGAGCCATGCTTCGATAAAATCAATCATCGGGGTTGTTGCTTTCATGTTTTCCTCCTCTATACGAGAAGGCCGTTTGCAGTTGTCAAGGTGCGGAGGCCCATTCACAGTATAGGCTGCAACTGTCTGTTCTGTCAATTCATTTCATCTCCTAAAATGCCGCCATCGGACGAACCCGGTGGCGGCTTATTTTTTTACCCGCCGATCATCCTAACCAGATCAGCTCTTGTCTCGGCGAGTTTCTTATCGATGATATCCGTCAGCCGCTTTGTACGGCTGGATCCCTTGAGCCATTTCTTCTTAAATTTGTCAACTGACTCAAGATAATCTGTATACACCGTATCGCCGGATTTGTACCATTCCAGATCATGGAGCAGGGCGATCATATCCCAGAGAAGACCTGACAGTTCGAGGTCTTCCATGGGGTCGTCCTTGCATTCTCCGTCCCATGAGTGAGGGAAGTATTCGTCGGAGATACGGGCGTAGGCGTAGTTAAAATGACCGCCGCTCATGAGGGTTCCTCCCAGTCAATCGCCCAGTTCAGATAGACACGGGCTTTCTTCAGGTCCTCGACGCCGCCCTTCTTATGCCAGCGGCTTACATACTTCAGGACATTGCCGGTGCAGAAGCCCATGAATTCTTCGTGGGTCAGTGTGTCGCGCAGGTAATCAATGACTTCGATCTTCTTGTCGGCATAATGGGACGGCTGTAAAACATTGTCAGCCATGGGACTCAACTCCTTTATTATTAAAGTTTATCACCCGATCACCGTGATACAGGTCGGTATCCTCGGCGATCATCTTCTTGTCCTTCAGTGTTCTGAAGAAAGCAACCATATCGTACTTATCCCAGAATTCGATGGTGAGCGATGCGCCATTCTGAGAAGCCTTAATCACTTCGTACATCGTTCTCACTCACCTTCTTCAGTATTTCCTCGTATGTTTCCACCACGCGGATCTTGTGGTCGCCAACCAGAAGCGTGTGATCGTAGAAGCCGGACAGCGCGTCCTTTGCAATGGTTACCGCGCCGATCTCTTTGTAGACTCTTTCGCCCTCTTCGTCCTGACCAATCGTGGCACCTCGAAAAGTAAAATACATGTTGCCCTCCAGATCTTATGTCTCGTCGAAGATCAATGCGTCGGCGTAGGGGCGAGTATGAACCCAGTCGATGAACTGCGCCCACTCCTTCAGTTTGTGGCCCTTGCGCTGGCGGACGATATTGCGGAGCGCCGCGTAGGACATCATTACCGTGCGCTTCTGAATGTAGCTCTGGGGCAGGTTCTGAATAAGTGTGCGCCAGACTTCCTTCTGCTTCTCAGGATCGTCGCTGAGAGACAGCCACATCTCGCGCCAGTTCTCCATCTCAGATGCGTTCAGGCCGGCGGAAAGCGTGGACATATAGTTGTCGTCATGCTCGAAGTCATCCGGGGTAAATTTCTTCTTGGTGATGGTATGCATGGTGGAGCAGGAGAGCTTTTCCACGCCGGCTCTGTAACAGTCAGCCTCAGGCCACCAGTAACGCGGCGCGGTTATATCAGCCCAGACCATGATCATACGGAGATGCTTGGCGTGTTCGGGGCCAGCCTTCTGAAGCCGCTCGGACAAGTTCATATCCGCAGGCCCAATCTCATACTCGTCGGTGTCCTCGCTGTAACCGCTGTCGCTTTTCGCCCAGCTGTCCAAGGGGTTACGCATGGCCTTCAGCGCCGGAGCGATGCCGGCGACCTCAAGTGTCTCAATCTTCATTCGCAGGTTCCTCCGTCTGAGGTTCAGGCTTAGACCTGAGCGCGGCACTGATTGCCTGACGCACAGACCACGGCATGGATCCACGCAGGGCATTACGGGCGGCATACATCCGGCTGGCGTAGGTCTTGCGGGAACGGATGCGATGATTACGTTTACTTGACATACAATTCACCTCTTCACATTATTTGGTCCATATGAATCGTGTACCACCGGCGTCTCTTCCAGTGTTTGCACTGCAAGCCGTCGGTAGTTGAATAACGGAATTCAAGATCGTCGAAATCAGCAAGACTCAGAATTTGTTCGCGGTACCGCTGTTTGGCTTCGTCATCCGTGAACTGGATCTTATCCAGCAGTTCATCCAGCTCGGCCACGTTATAGTCATGGTCGCTCATCTCCGTGGAAGAATACAGCTCGTCGTTCAGGTGTACCGCCTTCATCTGGGCCTCGTAGCCGTCATCGAACACTTCGTCCATCTGGAGTATCATGGTCGCCGGATGGTACGGCTGTTGATAAATGTCGCGGACAATTCGCCAGCCCTGCTTGGTTACCTCGGTGGAGAAGACGCTGTGATCGATACTGCCGGTCTCTGCCAGGTATCCGTCTTCCACGGCCTTGCGAATGCCATCCTGTGTCAGCAGATCATATTTGCAGTCGTCGAAGGGATTGAAGTTATTCTTCACTTCGAACAGGCGGGTATTCCACGTCCAACCTCGCGGCAGTTTCTTCCAGTCGGTCGGCGTCTGGAAGTCGGAGACCTGGATGCCATCGATAGTGCGCTTGTAGTCAACCTCGAGACACCGCACAAGAACGTTGCCCGGATAGACAGAGTCCAGCAGGCCGAAGCGGATGCAGTATTCATTGGCAATGTAGTTGCTACCGGGAACACGGCGGCGACGGTCAACCCACCACACCGGCTCCAGCCCGGAGATCACCTTGACACCGTACTTCTCAGGATTAATCGCCATTTTGCTGATCCTCCCCAAACATGTAGCCGTCAGGCCGCAGGTTCTCCTCGATGTGGTTGTTCACAATCTCGCCCGGGACGTGCTGACCCATGCACTTCTCAATGGCTTCGATCATCTCGTTATCCTCCACGAAGAAAGGATCGCGGCCAGACGCGCCAAGCGTATTGCACATCAGCTGACCAAACCGCCAGTCGGGCACCGTGTTCCAGACGGCCTCGAGCCGCCGCAGGAAAGACTTGATTCTCTTGGGATCCCTCACACAATCACCTCACAAAAAATAGGATGGAGAACGTGTCTCTCATCCTATATAAGGAACAATTTGTTGGGCTTTGTTCGCGGCTTAAATAATTTCCATGTTGCGCAAATCGTAGTCTACATGCCGCTCGGACTTCGGCGCGTACTCGGGCTTGCCGTCCCGGTCAACGAGGCGTCTGGCTTTGAGCGTTCGCCGCAGTCTCTTGGTGGCCATCTTGCGAGCCGGCGGGATGTAGAGCTTCTTGACCACGCCGCCGTTGTAGTCGTGGATCATATCGTAGTACTGGAAGCAAACATCTTCGTATTGCTTGGCGACCTCAGCCTGCAACCTGGCCTCGGCAATCGCGGCCTCAGCACGGCGGTCGGCCAGCTGAACCCGGGTATCGTCGGCCCTCATGATGAGCGCTGCCTGCTTGAATACGCAGAAGTCGCCGCGCTCACATACGTTGTTGTACGGGCATTGCTGTTTGCACTTCGTGTTGATGTTGGCAAACGACTTGATCAGCTCAGGGCGTGTGAACTGCATGCGGCTTCCTCGCTTTCGCCAGTCTTTCTGCGGCCCTGAGTCTTTGTTCCTCGGACATCACGCGTTTCTTGCGCGGCTTGTAGAGTACCCATTCCTTGGGCATGGTGACCGAAAGCCCGTAGTCGTCGCGGATATCCAGCTTGCAAACATCCGGATAATCCTCAACATATTTCAGAAGCCGCCTGACCACCGCAGGATCAGAGGAGTATACATAGGCAACCTTGTCATCTGGAGTCAAACTGATTGATGTTTCCTGTTCCTCACGCGGAACCTTTTTAAATTCTTCCATTAGCATCCATTCCTTTGTTCAAATCTTACAGATGTTGTGTGAGAATCTGGACCTCGTCTGCTCCGGATGAAGAAGATATCATCTAAAGAATGATGTCTCAAATCTTACACAATTTATCAGGGATTCTGAGGGTCTACGTATGGGTCGTCTAGGAAGTTATTCTGGAGGAGCCATGCGATGCCAACCGCCACTGCATCGGACTCGTCGTCGCAGGCGTACTCGCGCTTGCCAACGAACTGCTCCAGCGCCATGGCCACCTCTTCCTTCTCGGCGGTGGAACTGCCGGTAACCCGCTTCTTGACTTCCTTGGGCGGGATCTTGTCGAACTCGCCGTGACCCATGGTGTAGCTGAGGTACTCGCTCAGGCCGACAACTCTGGCCAGCGCCTGTATTGTTTTCGCCGACCAGAGATTGCCGCGGCCTATGACGGTCATCATGCCGAGGGCGTCTTCCTGAACTGGATATGCGTAGGGATAATGCATCATGATACGCTTCATCTCTTCCGCAATCTCGCTAAGTTTTTGAGCATGAGTTTTGTCCTTGGACTTTGTCGTGGTCTTGTTGTTGACGTTGCTCTGGTAGAGGACTTCAACTTTTCGGTCTGTGGTATCGCATTCGAGGACGGCGAACCCCGGCCGGTTCTATGAAAGATCGCAAGCAAAGACCTGTATAATCTGATGATCATCCAAAGCTGTCACCTCAATCCGGTGGAACCAACGCCGCCTGTGCGGGAGCCGCCGGCATGATCAGCAACAACGGTACCGAATGGAAGGAAGATACCCTGCATGAAACGGTCGCCGGCCTTGAGTTCGACGGGTTTATCGGCCGCGTAGAACTTGGCCGCGATGTGGCCCTCGTTGTCGGGGTTGTGGTAAAAATCGCTGTCGATGATCCCTGTCGAGTTTGACAACCTCATGCCGTACTTGAATCCCAGCCCGGAGCGTGGATACAGCATCAGCACCCAGCCGGGATTGATATCACAGCAGATGCCGGTGGGGAAGGCGATTGGATGCTCTGAGATCTCAATGTCATACGGCAGGAAGAAATCGTAACCGGCAGATCCTTCGGTTGCTCTCGCTGGCAACCTGATGTTGTTCCACTCCTGCGTATACATCTCGATCAGCGTCTCGTTGGCTTGGTCATCATAGCCGTCAAACTTTGACCGCGCCCTGATGTACTCGCCAATGCTGACCTTTTCAAACTCGGCAATGTCAAAATACTTTATACAATTGGTCATTCTTTTACATTTACTCCTTGTTTAGTTCCTTTGCCGCGGCGCATTCCTTGCACAGACATACGCCCAAAGTCATGATCGTATCGTCAGCGCTTATCAGGTCGCCGCAGCTCTCACATTCATAGCAATCAGCAATGTCATTGCTGTGGCACATCGGGCAGAGCTGTGTGTACCGATACGGCGGACAATCCAATCCGTCATCCTCAGCGGCCCATATGGGTTCATCGAATGTTGACCGGCAATCATTGCATATCATCATCACACTACACTCCCGCAGGCTTCACAGCAGAAAACAACATTATCACGGAATATCACATACCGCTCCATGCCAGGGATCACGGCTTTGCAGATATCGCAGTGCGCCACCGCCTCCATCATCGCCTCATGGCAGAACGGGCAGATCAGGATCACCCGTTGCCCTATCGGCGGTACAGGCACCGTCTCAATCTGCGGTGCATCCGTTTCTTTGTTGCAGGCCTTGCATATATACGAAAACATTACTCATTCCTCATCGGGCGGAACTTGAATGTACAGGCCGCACATACAAGCCCCGGTCTCCCGGAAGTCAAGGCACGGGCATTTGGAGTCCTTCGTCTTCTCAATGCGGCAGGGACAGTAGCCCGAATTTGATTTGATGCGCTTCTTCAGATTCTTTACGAACTCGGTATCAGGGTTCAATATTGTCTTGGGTTTCAAACTCGTTTCCTCCAGAACCATGAGGTTATATCTTCATAGTAGTTACGCTTTGGATTCCAGCGATACATACGCTGGTTTGTCGTTGAGATGGCCAGACCGCCAAGCTCGCGGATGTACGGTCCCACCTTCAGGTAGGTCAGGTCGCCGCGTTCAAGATGGCGGAAGACCTCGGTGCATGCTGTTTCATACGGTGCACCGGAGTAAACGCAGGTCTTCAGGCCGTACAACAGCGAGGCCTTGATGAGCCGTGCCAGCGCTTCGGGATCGACATCGTCGCCGCCCATAAAGCAGACGCAGGTGATCTCGCCGATGTACTTGCCGACGATGTAGTGGAAGTCGTCCTCCAGATTGTCGCCGATGTCGGTCTGCAACCACGGGGAGTGGCACCCGTCGCAATGACGGGTGCACCCCGAGATAGGGAAGACCAGAGCGATTTCGTTCGGAACTTCCTGAAAGGTAATGGAATATCCAGTATGCTTTAACATTACAAATTCCTCTGGGTTGAGTAGAAGCGCCTAGCGGCTTCTTTCTGACGGTCAAGAGACCATTTGGACACGCGGCTGAGATATCCGATAATCCTGGTTGCATAATCCACATCTTCGCTCCCGCATACCGGGCACTTGTCGAAGCGGTGCTTCTCGATGTGACCACATTTGTTGCATATACTATTAGGAATGTTGAATGTGAAATAATTGCATCCCGTCCGGATAGCCGTGTGCAAAAGCTTCAAGTACTGATCTTTGGTAAGATGCTCTTCAAGATTTCCGTGAAGAGCGGATCCTCCGTCAAGTCTACCTGTATATTTAGATCCATGCAGACGGAACTTATCGACGAGATTCACCGTCGGATCTTCCACCCGGTAGAAGTAGGAATTATAACAGTCACGCGGGACGAAGTATCCATCCTTCTTGTCCCACTTAGCGAACTTAACTCCGAGATTTTCAGCCAATCTGTTACTTTATGACCGACCTTTTGATCGGCGGAGCGAGTTCTTCTTTGAGTGTCTTTACACTCGACCCGCTCTCTCTGTGTTGCCACAGAGTTCAGACTATCGCATCCTCTTTCGAGGTCTTTCCATTTAGTCGTTCAGGCTACCATTACGCTTGCCCCTTGTTGTCCCAGAGGGAGTTCCAAGTCAATTAGGAAAGATTTAACGTGCCCACTTATTGGATGGCGAGGCACCATTTCTGTGTTAAACATCACGGTACGTGTTTTGTCGCGCTTGTTGATCTCGAAGATCGGAGACATGATCGCATTCACGTACGCGGCATACTGATCGTTGTCTGTGGGTTCGATGCCAAGATACTCAGCACCCTCGACCAGGCCGTTGATGCCGCAGGTCAGGTACTGTTTCTCAGGAGCAATGAACCCTGCGTCGTAGATCGAGATCATGTGACAATCCCTCATGTCGCAAATGATCTTGTTGATCGCCAGCAGATACTTGTGGATCAGCTCGGTCTGATCGGCTACTGCGCTGGACAGGCGAGTCAGGAAGTTACCGTGACTACCTTCAGCTTCCCATGCGCGGTGTGTATTCTGAACCAGCCGGTTGATGTTAATGGTCATTACGCACTTGGAACCGGTGCTTACGCCGCCAGCACCAAGGGTGTAACTGAACTGATTGTCTTGGATGCCGTTGCGGAGGCGGCAGTTGTAATTATGGATACCGTTAGGCAGAGTAAACTTGTCGTCCGTCACATCATCCATCTCGAAACAGTACACGGTCTCCGGGCGATCCAACGGCTTAATAGACTTGACTCTGAACCAATAGGAATTGTCCCGGAAAATGCACGTATCTTTCTGGATGCGAGTGTGTTTATGATTTGCATATTTCAACAGACCATACACGGGGTAATTCTTATTGTACTGAACACCGCGGAATACTGGACCTTCTGTGCGGTTATCTACGCTTACCGTTGTAATATAACCGAGGCTTGTGCAGATAGCCTGCATAGTTTCGATCAGATCAATGGAAGTAGAGTAACCTCGTACTGAATTACCCTTGCTAGCAGAATTCATATTGCCGTCAGTAGCCATCCACCCATCAACAATGCCCTTGCGGAATTCAATAGATTGCAGAACACAATCGACATTGAGCGCCTTAGTTTCGGATCGAATACCGCGTTGCCAGTTTGTCCAGCGCATAATGGCTGCGGCAAGCTGTTTAGAACTTACACGAACTGGCAGAACGTTGTTGTACATTTTGCCTTCACGAACATCTGACGTGCCGCCAAACTGTTTGTTGGCTTTTTCAAGCAGAGGAATAATCCATCGCTTGCTTTCAGATAGAGAATAACTGACTTCATAGATACACGTTGTTCCATTGGAGTCTGTATATTCGCTCCCCATAGAACCGTCGCCGAGGAAAGCCCCAATTGCAAAGCCCTGTTCATACGTCAGATGCTCGTCTACCTCTGGATATGTATCCACGGGAGTGCTGTTCATCATGATGTAGTCGGATGTCGTCAGGTCTTTTGTGAGCTTCATGCCGCCAAAGCAGTTGTTACGATGGTTGTCCGTAACCTTCATCACTGCGCCGTTTGTAAGTGTAACCTCATACAGCGGCCGACCTGGAAGCTCGACATAACTGCCTTTGCTCCATTTGCCATTGTTAAAAATCCTAAAGCCATTCTGATCAAATTTCATATGCTTTACTTCTGAAATCGGAACTAGATACGCCCCTCTTGCATCTTTGATCAGAACCTTGGTATCCCCGGAGTAGCAACAGCTTGCCAACGAATCAACACTGTCGCTTGTATACGTGAAGAAGCTATGCCCTTCGGCGTACATCTCGGCGACGAAATCGGCACTATCCTTGTCCACGAATGTCTTACCGTCATTCAGAAGACTGAAGGATTCTACGGGGAAAGTCAGCAGGTTTTTCGTGCGCTCCTTATTGAACCACTTCATAAACCTGCGCTGGAGCCAGTTGACGGAATCCCAATGGGATACCAGATCGGTGCCATCGTGGAAAACGAATCCATCAAAAAGCTGGTGAAAATAAGGGGAATCAAAGTAAGCGAAATTAAGAAACACGCTTTGGCTTCCACGCGCAGCCGCGGGCTGGTTTAAGGAATAGACTATCTGATTGAAATAACTATCAATCACTTGTCCGATTGTTTCAGGATGCAGGCCAACCGTTGCAACATCGTCTACATGCAATCTATAATCGTCGCCGTATTCCTTGCGAATATAGTAGTCTAAGTAGGCGATTAGTTCGGGTACGGCCACAGCCCCGCATAACTGTGCAGAGATGGCAAATACCAGATTAATGAAGCCGCCAACGAAGGCTTTCAGATGCTTCGGAGCAGTTGTCGTACCGCCAACCTTTGTCATGCCGTCGAACAGGAACGGATACAGCGTAATGCTGGCGCAGTATGGCGTTCCCACGGGCATGCCTGCTTCGTCGTGACGGTATATCTCGTGCTTCTCAAGCTGTTCAAGATACTTGTCGGCGATCTCTTTACCGTACATCTCAGTCAGCGTGTCATGCATCCACAGGCGGTTGGTGTATACATTGTCTTTCTTGTGGATCTCGGGAGCCATGGTTGCAATGTTCTTTGAGGTCACATTGCTGTTGGCATCCACCTCGGACCCGGATGCGGCGTTCTGGGCATCCCGGTATTTTTTGATGAAGTTTACATTCTTTCTGAACGCCTCATACTTGTCAACCAGTTCAGCCATTCTGAATCGATTCCTCCAACTGCTTCAAGTAATCGAGGATGGCTTTGCCGGTCAGCATGGATCCATCCTCAAGTTCAACCACTGGGACATGTGTGATCCCCTTGCATGTCATCACCTGCTCGTCTGTCACGTAGTCGAACGGGACGTTCAGCTGTGACAGTTTGGACTTGACCTGCACACACATGGGACATCCCGGCAGGCCGTAAACATAGATCAATTGTCATCACCTCATTCACTCGTTTCCTCAGGGTCAAAAACGTAATCTTCCATGCCCTCCTGAGACGAAAGTTCGTCCATGTAGTTCACGCTGATATCTTCAGCGAACCGCTTGATCAACGTGGCAGGAGAGATCGCGGAAGCGACGACCACACCGTCTTGCATCATGAGCACAGAGCGGAACTTGCGTCCGCGTGACGCATCAATGAAGTAGCCGGCATCTCTGGCTTGTTTGACCTTTTGTTTGGTCGTCATGGTATCGGGCGGCAAGATCAGATCCACACGATTAACCTGGACGCCGTATCCAAGACCAATACTTGCAAACTTTAAGGAAGCCATTACATCACCTCATTCTTATATCGCCGGAGGACGCCGACCGGAGCCGTCGTCATTTATCATCAGGAGCAGGAGCAACATTATCAGCACGAAGCAGGCAATCGCGTACATTGTGGTCACCGCCTTCGTATTGACGCTGTTAACACCAGCGCCACGACAATCAACAGGGGAATCCAGAAGGGCGCGAGAACCCACACCCATGACCAATTGATCACGCCAGTCAGCTTCAGGACAATAAACGCGATCAACAGGAGATCTACAGAATAAACACCAGCACTACCTTTATTCATCGGCTCACTCTCCATACTTCAGCAGGAACTCTGGATCAACGGCCTTAAAGGACTTGGACCCGTCCTCGCTCCGAACCACCAGACCCTCGCGGATGGTGTGGCCAAGCGCGGAGTTCCCATGGGCGGCTGCGAGCATCTCATCCACGGTATCAGGGAGCATGAACTTCTCGGAAACAATCGGGACGAAGTTGAAGCCGCGAGATTCGAGCAGGCCTTTGGCGAACAGACTGCCTCGCCGGCCTTCTGGGTAGATCAGGTTGAAGACATACAGCTCGGGGTTGTCGCGCTTGTACTTGTTCTTCTGAATCTTGGGGCCGATGCATTCGCCCTGAATGGCCACCCAGTCGCGGTTGCCGATCAGGTTCTTCAGGCATTCCTCAATCAGGTAGAAGTCGGATACCTGCCAGTAGATTGAGTTGTCGCGTTGCAGGCGGAGGTTACGGGAGCAGACGATGTACTCGAACTTGTCCGGGAGCAGGAACCGCTTATGACGGACAAGGGCGAAGGTGCCGCTGGTGCCGTCGATCTTTTCGGTAGCGATCCACGGATGCTCTTTGTCCTCCAAGATCCACGGGCAGTTCTGGATGCGGGTTTCATCGGTCTTGCTAATGAAGTCCGGGAAGCCGCCCTTGCTCTTACCCTTAGCGCCGACGAGCCTGCGGTACCACGCGAAGCGCATGAGCGGGAGCTTGTGGAACCACGGCTTCTCGGCCGGTGCTTCCTTCAGATCATTCCACCACTTCTCGTCTTCCTGCGGCTCGTACTTGACAACGCCCATGATCTCTGTTACGTCCTCGCCCAGCTCGTAGGGTTTGTCTCTGTCCGGGAGTATGGACAGCGGGAAGCAGATGCCCTCTGACCTGACGCCGCCCATCTTCATGGTGCGGATACGGAATTTCTTCGGGCGAAGGAATTCGAACTCAGGCTTCTCTGGAAGCTGGGAGTCGATCTCAACGTAGACGCACAGGTCGCCAACATTGAATTGATCCTTCTGCACGATCACCTGCCAGCCAAGCACGCCGGCGAGTACAATGCGGTCTTTGCCTTCAATTGGTCGGATCCATTCGATCTTTTGAATCGATGCAAGATGTCGCATCAACAAGTCCTCCTTGTAGATTTTTATTTCCACCATATATAAGGAACAAAATTCGGCCCGATGTGCATCGAGCCGAAAGATAATTACTGAATCTCATAGGCATCAGCCCACAGATCCTTCTGGCCTTGTTTGATTGTGCGGACACCGTTGGCAAAGCTGAAGGCCGGCTTGGGCGTCCATTTGATCAGCCGGATGATATTGCCGGCGACGACGGGGTTCTTCTGAAAGTACGGCTTCAGCACCTTCATCATGCCTGTGGTACCGCGGGAAAGGTTATACATCGTCAGCTTGGGCGAGTACTTGGTGTCCACGGCGATCACGGCATACAGCCCGGTGGCATCTGGGTTGACCAGAACCGGCGCGCCGTAGTGGCTGATCTCGAAGCCGACCTGTTCCTTCAGGGATATCTCGCGGTCTGTGATGAGGTACTGCTCGTCGAAGATCAGCTGTTGCATGCGCTTGTCGATGGTCGCCTGCTTCAGGTTCTTGGTAATCTTGTTCTTGCCGGAGAAGAACTCATCGAACACGGTCAGGAGCTTTCCCCGGGGGCCGAAGCATTTGAAGTAGTCGCCCATGATCAGGGTGTAGATGGCTGACTGGTTCAAGGCGTTGTCGGCCATCAGCATCTCGAACAGTACCTCGGCGAAGGTAGCGTAGTGGCGCTTCTGGGAGATCTGGTAGACGGCCTCGGCATCCTTCAGGCCCAGACCTTTGATGTCGCAGATGGAGTCCGAGATGGCGTTGTGTTTGTGATCGACGTAATACTGGCGGTTATCCTGGCCGAACTCGGGGCGGGTCATGGCGATCTTGCGATCCTTGGCCATGGCCTTGGCGGTCTGGATATCGTCATCGTTGGCGGCGTTCTGGGCGTAGGCCGCGATCCATTCGAGCGGATAATAGTAGCGCAGATAGGCGCACATATAAGAGAGGAGGCAGTACGCGATACTATGGTTGTAACCCGGTTATCTACCCCAAACGGGTGTAAACACAGCTTTCTCGGGAGACCATCCATAACGATGAATTCTTGCAGAAATAGTGGCTATGGCAATACCGCTTATATCAGACCACTGAGAAATAGTTTTTCTCTCGCCATTAATCTCAAGATATACATTGGATCTTCTGTTGTTGGCCTGTGCTTTTGCATTTGTCCAGCGGCAATTTGTTGGGCAGTATGGCCCATCATTGTCAATACGGTCAATGGTTGAAGTTTCAGTATAGCCATTAGCCATAGACCACTCATAAAAAGCGTCAAACTTGTCCCACTCAGCGCAAATTGTAATACCGCGTCCACCCCATGCTGGATAATTCACGTTACTTTTACTGGTGCAACGTTGCCTCATACCCAACCAAATACCATGAAGTCTTGCGTCGTGGTACAAATTGGTTGTATGGCATTCTTTTGATCGCTCAGACCTAAGGCACCCACAACTCTTCGTGCGGCCATTATGCAAACTTTGTGCGGCCACTATCACTTCATTCCCGCAATCGCACAAACATTTTCTCATTTGCATACGCTTACCGCTTGGCTGAATGTGAGGCTCTGCAATTTCAACAACGGTCAATCTACCGAAGCGTTCTCCTACGTTCTCTCGCATGCATCTTACACCCCCTTTCGTTTGGGATACACCTTATCTTTCGATAAGGCCCAGACTATATCATCACCCTATTGGGTGCTCACCACTTCGGGAATTAATTAATCCCTACTCCCTTGCGGGATAGTCGTTGAGCCTTCTCCTGTTCGGAGCTTGGTTGCTGATCGCCCGTTATCACGACACTTAGGATTTAACCATATGCCATCTCTGAGCTTCTTTCTGCTTTCGCCGCAATCACGCTTACTCGTATTTCATAGTTACGTTGTTGCGCTCAGAGCTTTGGGGTTTTCCAGCAGTTCGATGAGGTATTTTTCGAACACCTTTCGGTGAACGTGTTCCGTTACAGAAACATGTAGCTACTGGCGTCCTCAATAATCTTTAAAAACTCGTTGCATTCCTTCTCTGCCTGCCCTCGTGGTTTGTCGCTCTTTGAACAATAACCATCGAGTATCTTTGGCAGGGCTTCCTCCAGAATCTCAGGTTTCTTACGGGCAATGCCGCGGCGCACGGTGTCTGCGTACGAACCAGACAGGCCGCAGACCTGCTGAAGGAAGGCGATGATGTCCTCCTGATACACAAGATAACCATTGTTGTCTTTCAGCAGGTTGTCGATCAGCGCGGACGGATTCCGGTGCGGGACGCGTGCTAGGAGCTGATCGCGATAACTGGCCCCGGAAGGACGGAGCGCCGCCGTCACCAGACTCAGATCATAAATAGACTTCGGTCTAAATTTCTTCATCGACTCGGCGGCAAAATCTGATTCGAACTGGAAGATGCTGTTTGCATCCTTAGCCATCGAAGCCCAGACCTTCTGATCATCCCAGTCGATCTGATCCATACGAGGCGGCTTCTGGCCCATCATGGCGTAGGCATCACGGATAACCGTGACCGTCTTCAGGATCAGGAAGTCGAACTTAGCCGCGCCCACCTCGTGCAACTCATCCATGTTGACGATCAGGCACCGCTCACCGTCCTTGTGGAAGACACCGTACTCCTCGTCAAGAACCAGCGGCGACACGATGATGCCAGCAGGATGAATCGACTGCGAGACCCTTGTGCCCACCATGCCGTCGTAGTAGTAGAAGATATCGCGGTAAGTTTCCTTCGCCTTTTCTTCGTCGGCCTTGAAGGCTGCTTTGATATCGGCGATCCGGCGGAGGCTGTAGGGGTTGGCGTGATCGTAATCGTTTTTGTTTTTCATGCGGCGGCTCTCGTTGAACTTCTCGGGATGGTTCTCCCATTCCCATTTAGTTGCAAGACCGCCGCCAACATCATCAATAAACGCCAGCGACTGGATCGTGCCATAGGCCGCAAGCCGTGCCGTATAGGGTTCACCAAACTTCTCTGCGATGTGAGCGAAGATCGCAGGCCGGTCGGTATCAATTACATCAACGTCGATGTCCAAATACGTTACGTATGATCGCTACTCATGCTCTTTATGTTTCCATAAAGTTCAGACCATATCTTCATCCCGGAGGATGTCCACCACTTCCACGGCGCTTGCCATGTACTCCCAGAGGGATGGTCGTTGAGCGTTCCCCTGTTCGGGGCTTCGTTGCTGATTGCCCAATCTGTCTTGTTTTCAAGCATTCACGCTTCGGCTTGTTTCATCCGTACGTTGTAGCCAGACAGCTCTCAGGGTGTTCCAGCAATTCGATGGATATTTTTTCGAAGGCTTCTCAGCCAGCGTAGGCCACATCTTAACCTATTTCTTCCCGATTTTCGTTGCAGAACCGGGCGAAGTTGGTGTGCCATTGCTCTGGGTTCAGGTCGATAATGTCGGTTACATAGGCGGCGCGGGAACCGCCAACCGAACCACGGGCGGGTCCAACGTACATCCCTGACTCACGGCACCATGACAGAAGCTCGCTCTGACAGAGCATGAACCCGCTCATGCCAAGCTTTTCGAAAACGCGAAGCTCTTCAGTCAGGGCTGTGCGGAATCCATCTTCCTGTTCCTTGGGGATGATGCCGGCGGCAAGCTTTTCGTCGAGCTTTCGCCAGACCGTCTCGCGGAAGATTCGGGCATCCTCTTCACGGGAGCCGTGGAGTATGGGATACTTGATGGAGCGGTCGAGCTTGAAGTCCTCGACGCTGTCGGCCATGACGTTAGTGTTTTCAATGGCTTCGAGGTACGCCGCCTTTGGAAGCGCGCCCTGTTTTTCGAAGGCTGCGACGAGCTGATCGTAGGTATGCCACGTCAGATCGAAGCCAGCCTCGCCGGGATAGAACTGTTCCTTGCGCCACATCAGGATATCGCGGCACTCAGCGTAGTAGCTGTTGAGGGAGTGAGTATCGGTGCCGGCGATCAGCGGGATACCGTACTGCTTTGAGTATCGCAGGAGCTTCTTGTTGTACGCCGCCTGATCCTCATTGTCGTGCGGCTGAACCTCTAAGTAGTCGTAGTACTTGAGAAGTGACAAGTACTTCTCATGATACGGCGGGAGCTTGGACAGCGGGGAGGCGAGGCACGCGCTGATCTTGATGATGTTAGGCGAGATGCTCAGGAATTCATCGAAAGTCAGGCGGTTGTTGTAGTACATATGATCTGGTCTGGTGGAGAGTTCGATCAGGCGGTTCAGCTCGTGGACGCCGTCAATGTTCTTAGCTAGCAAGATCGTGTGGTAGTTGTCTCGCACCTTGGGTTCAAGTGATTCAGTGAGATAGATCTCAACGCCGTGAATAAACTTCAGGCCTTTCTTTTCGCAGTAGAGCTTTTTCTCAACCCATGATCGTGGGATGCCGTGCTCAGTAGAAGCAATGGCGGTCATCCCCTGGGCGACCGCTGTGTCTACGTAATCATCGAACTTAGTACAACTGTCGAGAAGAGAAAGGTCGGAGTGAAGGTGATACACCGTATAGTTTTTCATGCCTTCTCCTTGAACTTAATCTCTTTGTTACGGAGCATAATCATGTCAACATTCTTCAGGCCCTTTGTCATCAGGAGGATGCGGTATTTAATCATCGCATCAGTGATGGTACGGAGGCGTTCATTGGCGTTCAGCGAAAGCATGCCGCGGCTGGAGAGCGAGCGGTAATAACGCTGAAGCAGTTCATCCATATCCAGAAGCGCCTTGGTATATCCATCCGCGAATTCCTTGCTTCGCTTCATAGGCCCATCATTTCTTCCTTCATGCGCTTCTTCTCCAGCTCGGCCTGTTGAAGCGCCCAGAAGGCGGGGCATGCATCACGGCAACCACAGATCCACCGGCACCTGTATGCGTTCGGGCTGACCAACCATTCCTTGTCGGCCTCCATGGATTTGATCACAGATACCGCCCATTTCTTGGTTGTTTCCAGTTGCACAGGGTCGAATGGCTCCTCAAACCATTCGTTAGCGCGTGGCACAAAGAAGGACACCTCGTCTGGATAGTAGCCGAACTTGTTCTTCATTCCCTCGGCGTAAAGGTAAAGCTGATTGCGGTAGGCGGCGTAATCCTTCTTCATGTTCTTGGCGCTCTTGCTCTTGATATCCACCAGCTTGACGCGGCCGTTGGCCTTCTTCTTCAGGATCAGGTCGGCGTAACCGATGAACGGATATCCTTCGATTTCGTACTGGAATTCTTCTTCGATGGCGACCACATCGTACTCATCGTCGAAGCCCTCAAAGTTCATGAAGAAGTTCAGGCCCTCATTATAGTATGTCTCGGCCAGCCCTTTGGGATACGGCGGGAAGTAGGAGTGGATGGCATTGGCGTACCGCTCCTCGTACTCCTCAGCCAGGGCGAAGGAGGGAATATCCCCGGCGGCGTTCTCTTCGATCAACGCATGGAGCAGAGTGCCGTAGTCTGAGTAGGCGTTGCCAACGGATTCGTAGCCGTCGATCTTGCGGAGCTTAACGGCCATGGGGCATTCCTGATATTCCTGAAGCGTCGAGAATGAAAAGCGCATTCCTTCCGGTAATTTACACATGTGGTTCCTCCATGAGTTTTAAACGGGAGTCCGGCGATCCGAACTCCCATGTGTTATCAGTCTTCGTGTACTTCCTTGTCGTTGGAGCCGTCCATGTAGAAGGGGAAGAAGCTACCCTTCATCTTCTCAAACTCCTTCTCGATCTCGGCGATCCGGCGTTCAGCGGCTCGCTGGACAATCATCTCACGCGCTCTGGCGGCAACTTCTTTCTTGAAGTCCTCGTAGGCCAGTTCACGGTCGGCGAACATGTCGTCCATGGAAGCCTTCTTGGCCTGACGCTTGCGCTCTTCTTCTTCCTGCGCGGCTCTCTCGCGGATGAGATCGGCGTCGCATTCATCCAGAAGCCTCTTGGCGGCGGAGGTTGAACCGAAGAGCTTCTTACAGACGGCGGCGCAGAAGCCGGCGTAACGATCCTGAGGCTGACCTTCAATGCATTTGACCGTGGTCTTCGTGCCGTCTTCCCAGAGGATCGTGGTGGCGGGACCTGAGATGATCACGCGCTCCACCTCGGGGATGCCGTAGCACACAGGCTCGGCCTCAAACTCAACGTCGTAGCATTCATCCTCGTCGTAACACGGCTCGTCGCAGTTCTTGCAATCGTTGTCGCAGGGGTCAACATCGAAGGGGATGGCATGAACTTTCACTGCCGTACCATCAGGGAAATGCAGGCAACCGAGAAGCTTTTCGATCTCTTCATGGGTCAGTTCAGAACAAAATACGTTATCGGGCATCATTCAGTCCTTTCTTCCCCTTAGAACGGGGATGAAGCAGTTGGTAGATCAGAAACAATCACGCCATATTCAGGGAGGGAATCGGCGCGGTCAGCAGGGGAAAGAGGGGTCAGGCCTTTGCGATCCCACGAGCAGTAAAGCTTATCGCCGGAGTCGGCCTGATAGATGTGGCGGGAATCGCCCGTGTAGCAGGTTGCGATGGTCTTCATCTCGCCGGAGTCACGGTTCTTCAGGATCGTGATATCGGAACGGCTGATGGCCACGGCGTTGTCGGCGAGGTTTACGATATTGGCAGACCCGGCGACACTGGATTTCGTAAGAGGAATTCCTGCTTTTTCTTTACGAGGATGGGCAACCACAATCACATGGGTTCTTGTCTTCACCGCAAAGCTTTTCAGCGTGGCGATGAATTTGGTCTGGGCTTTGAGTTCTTCGTCTTCTTCGCAGAGACAGCTCATCAGATTGTCAACCACAAGGAGCCTGCAGCCATACCGCCTGACCGCCAGATCGAACATGTCCATGATGGCTTCGTGGATCGGCTTGCCGTAGACCTCGGTGTTGTTGAAGATGTAGACCTTGTCGGTCAGGTACTCCTGAATCCTTGCGGCGACATTTGGGGCTACGAAGGGAACTTTCTTCCCGCGCCCTCTGTCGTACTTCAGACCGATCCAGTCTGATCCAGCCGCCTGTAGAGAGAAGATTTCGAGGAGTTTCTCACGGCTGAGTTCACCGCTGTAGATGCAGGTTTTGTAGCCTTTCTCCACGGCGTTGAGCACAAGCTCTTCCACGAACACGCTCTTACCGGCGGCTGATTCACCTGTCACCACGGTGATACCGCATTCAACCAGACCTCCCATGCTTTCATTCAGCGCTGGAATACAGGTTGGGATTCTTGGGATGGTGGTGGGATCCACGGGCTTTACATCACCGATGTTGATCAGGCCTTTGATCTGCGGCTCGACGGCATTCTCAATCATGTCGATCAGCTCGAACTCGCCGCACCTGACCAGCACCTCGTTGGCATCCTTGCAGAACTTGTCAGGGTGATTCGGAACCGGCGGGTAATCCACCACGATCTTGCAACGGTATTCGCCGAGACGCTTGGCGATTCGCTGAATCATCTCGCGGCCAGGCGGATCGTTGTCGCCGAAGAGGATGAAGGTCTTCACTTTCTCAAGCGTCGCCCAGCAGTGTTCAAGCCATGAGTCATCCGAGCTTCCTGAGGGAACCGAGACAACGTTCTTGGCCCCGGCCTGCCACAACGCCATGCAATCGCACTGGCCCTCGGTCAGCAGAACCGGTTCATTCAGGTCAATGCCGTCGAGGTTAAACAGGATCGCCTTGGTGTTCTTCTCGCGCCACTCTTTACCGAGGTGGCGAAGCTCTTCCTCGGTGGGTTTGTGATCGCGCCGGAACTTATGGAAGACATCCACGCCGTCCTCGAAGAACCGGAAGACGATGTTGCCATCCTTATCGGCGGCGATGCGGAAGTAGTCCACCGTGTTCTTATCAATGCCGCGCAGTTGGAAGTAATCGTAGATCCGCTGTGTTACGGGATAAAGCTCGGTGGTTGGGAGAACGAAGCCTGAGGGCGAGGAGGATTTATGCGAGGAAGGTTTACCGGAAAACAACTTGATCTCTTCGCCGGTAAGCTCCCTGACAAGCTGATCGAATCTACCACGGCGACCGCAGGAACCCCGCTTACATACATACACGGCTTTCTCAAGGCTCAGAGCGAAGGTTCGTGTGTCGTGATTGTTGGAGCCGCCATGGCAGAAGGGACAGAATTTCGGGATGATCTCGTCGCCGCCAGCCTTGGTTTCAATCTTGTATTCACCAAAGTGCTTCTCGGCAAAGTCGATCATCGCCGACCTTATCTGCTCATCAACCAGCATTTCAAGCTCCTTTCAATGCCTCGCGGATTACGTCATACCGCGGAACGGAAAGCATATCCAGCAGGCATTCGTAGGGATCAAGCTTCCCGGAGAAGATCATCTTGGCGACGGTGGGCGAGAAGCCGGAAACGAGGGCGACGCCAAGTGGGTTCGTGCGCACCGGGATGGTATTGGTGCGGCTATTTACATTCCAGAAGACCAGACGCGGCATCTCATAGCCAGCGATGTGATACTTGGCGGCGATGATATCGAAGAGGCGCTGATCGGCGCTGTAATAGGTCGCATTGTCGAACTCCATGTCGGAGATGATCAGCACCGTCGGAGGCAGTTCATCCTGACGCAGGTGATTCTCAATCGCCGTCTCAAGAATCAGATCGAAGACCCGTTCGATATCGGTATTGGAGCATTCGTCATGTTCCTCGGCGATGGCCAGCTTACCCATCAGGGTGGTCGCTCCGGACAGATCCACGTACTGCGGATGAGAAGAGAAGGTGATGTACTTATCCTTGTATGGCCCTGTCAGCTTCTCGGAGAAGTAGATCGCCAGCGCATTCGCCACATCCAGTGGGCACACATTGGACTGATTACCGCCCCAAGTCATGGAACCGGAACCGTCGGCAACAACCATCATCTGAGCATTCAGCGGTACGGTATTGGGGAGGTTCTTCCAGAGAGCCTCGAGGGTTTCGTTGATCATGACGTGGTCGCCGTACTTGGCAACGATCTCATGCGGATACAGGGTAGAAGCATTGATCTTGGCCTCGCCCTTCTTCAGGGAGTCGAGGTAGGCCTGTCGGCGTTCGGGGTCATGCGTCATGAAAGCATCCTGATACAGGAGGTTGGCGCGGGAGGGGACACCGTTGTAGTTGATCTCACCCCACTGCTTCGCAGACATCTTGCGCTCCACCACGTCGATCCTGCGGCGGAGGGCAGAGAGCATCTGGCGGTACTTGCGGGGTGACATACCGAGGGATACGATCAGCTTCTTGGCGCGGCGTTTAGTATCATTAGAGGAGGTATTCTCGGAGGGAAGCCACTTTCCAAGAAGACTCACGGGCTGATCATCACGCAGGCAGAGCATGTCGGCGGTCAGCTGATCGGCAATGATCTTCAGGGCGGCTTGGGAGATTTCTTTGGACGCTGCGGCGTCGAAAACTTCGAGCAGGTCGTCCCACCGACCGAATTCGGGAATCGCACCCAGCACTCGGATGGCCTTGTCCGGGAATTCACGGGCGAGATAGTTGAAGCAGATGCGGAAAAGACGCCGTTCGCCCAGTCCACCGCGCACATCACGGCAGAAGAAGAGCCAGACAATTGCAATATCTAGGTTTTCGGCGCAAACGCTGGCAAACATTGCTTCGATTTCCTGCTGACTACGGTGACGCAGGGAGGAAATGGCAAAATTCATGTCGAGAAGTGCTTTTCCAGTCGTTTTATAGCCCAGCGCGCCGTTTTCGGTGACTGAAATATTGTCGCGACCGTCATCCATGGTCTGTTTCATAGCCGTCATAAAGTTCATGCGCTCATTCCTCCCTTATATCCACGATCACCGCACGAATTGAGGTAGTCTTGCTTTAAAAACCGGAGTCTGCGGCAAACTGACGTCCTGTTGATCGCCAGTTCGGATGCAATTTCATCCTGAGTCATGCCGTTTGACCTGAGATAGAGGATTTTTCGGTCCTCATCGCTCAATTTCTCGCTCCATTTCTCATAGGCGAGCTTTTCATCGACCTCGCTGTATCTGGTTTCATGGTCAACGCCAACGGAAACCGCCATTTCGTTCTCCAGATACTCCACGGAGTCGGTTTCAGGCATCGAAGCCAGTATTTCTCTGAACGCCGAGGTTCTCTTTGGCGAGGACAGCACCGTGTTGCCCAAAACAAAGCGACAGAGAGCGTTTACGAGGTCTTTGGCCGGGAAAATCTTCAGATCTTCCTCTGTTTCGGCCCTGCGAATGTAGTTCAGGTAGGCGATGGTGCATTCCTGAACACAATCGTCCAGATCAATCGTCGTATAGCCTGAATATTTGTTCAAAAACCTGTTTGCATGTCTATAAATTAACCCCATACGGGATTTGAGAAGCTCGTTTTCCTGATCGTGTGATAACTGCATTGCTTCCTCCTGTTTTTAAGCACGGAAGAAGCCATTTTGCTCTTGAACTTGTGAATGTGATCAGGCTTCCGGTATTAACTCATCAGAATGGCAGTTCGTCGGTGGTCTCGACGGTGGCAAACTGGGGCTGGACAGGGGCCGGAGCGGGTCTTGGAGTCGGCGTCGTGGCACTTGTCGTGGTCTCACCGCGGGTTTCCACGAAATCGAAATCCCGAACGTCCACATCAATCGACGTTCTGGCCACTCCGTTCTTATCCGTGTAATCACGGACGGTCAGGTCGCCTTCCACATTGATCCGGTGGCCTTTTTTGCAGAACTTGGAGACATTTTCGGCCTGTTTGCCCCAGACCGTGCAGTTGAACCAGTTCGTCATGTACTGGTTGTTCTCGTCACGGTGCTTGGTGTTGGCTCCGATGCGGAACTTACACACCGTCTGGCCGGCGGTGGTATTGGACAGGACAGGATCGGCCGCAAGCCGACCGGAGACAAAAACTTTGATCATTCAGCGTTCCTCCATGATTCGTTAGTTGGCAAAAGCCTGATACAGCTTCCGCAGGACATTGATATCGGTTACCTTCTTGTAGTTCTTGACGCCGCAGATGGATTTGATCTGCTCGGCCAGCGCCGTCTTCTCTTCTGCCGTCATATTTGCGGAACGGGCCTTGATGACCTCATCCACCTTCGCGATGGCGTTCTGGATCTGGTCGGGAGACGCGGCAGGCTCTGCTTTCGCAGGTTCCGCGACCGCCTTGACCACCTGCGGGGCCTGGGCGTCGGCGGAGGCAAGCCATCCGGCAATTTTCCGTCCAGTATCGGAGCTGATGATGAACAGCTGGCCGTCGAACAGGTGAGTACGGTCTTTGCTGGCATAAGCCCGGTGTTCCTGATCAATCTCGAAGTAAATCGTGGACTCGTAGTCCGCGCCTTCGCGGAACTGAGCGCCAATTCCCTTCGGCGTGACCTTTTTCTTGCCGCCTACCTCTTCCATGGTATATTCCTTCTTGGCGCGGTAGGAAGAGACGACATGCATCGGGCACTGGAGGATTTTCTCCATCAGCTTGTTGTACTCGGGGGTTACGCTCTTCCACGCGGTATAGGAATTGTTGGTCTTCTGCGCCAGCACGCTCTGCTTGTCGAGCAAGCCGCCTTCCGCCTGCCACACATGGGACATGGAGTCGATGATCAGGAACTCGACCCCGGCTTCCTGCGCCGCATCAATCGCCTGCGTATACTTCTCGACAGTGAACGGCGCTTCAATGTCGATGGTCAGGAACTCGCCAACGTGGTCGGAACCGACATGCAGGCCGGCATACAGGGACGCGGATCCGTTCTCGGTGTCGATCACAAGGATTTTCTCCCAGATCTGCGCGTCGGTCAGCTCCGGATGCTGTGCCTTCAGCAATCCGTAGCCCAAGAGCAGGGCGGACAGGGTCTTGCCGGAGCCGGAGATGCCCATCATGCCGATCTTGACCTTGACTTGCTCTCTTTTTGCCTTCTTAATCTGAATCGCCATCTTGTTTCCTCCTGTTTGATTGATTTCCATCACATATAAGGAACAATTTCCCCGTTTTTGTGCAAAAGAAAACACAGAATCTGAAAAATTTCTGATTCTGTGTTTCTTGAGCTTGTGAATTTTGTAATCAGTTATTCAGTTGTCATCTGGTGACCGCCCAGGGCAGGGAGTTGACCGCCGCCAGCCTCTGCTCGCGGTTGCTGTGGTCGTAACGGTTGGTGATCGTCATGGACTTGTGGTTGGCGAGGTCTCTGGCCACCGCACCGCCGCCCGTCTTTTCCGCCGCAGAGACGAAGGTGTGCCGCAGGGTATGAGGGCCTGTCGCAACGTCCATCCGCTTCTGAATGTGCGCGAGGGACTTGTAGACGGAGTGACGGTTGCAGGGGAGACCTTCGCGTGTGACGAAGAGCGGATCGTCGTGGTTCTTGCAGTTGCGGGTCTTCAGATACTCGTCCAAGTAGCTGTAGGCGAAGTCCGCAACCTCCGTCTCCTTCCACGCGCCGCCCTTCCGGCGAAGGTAGATGGTTCCGCGGGGTCTGTCGAGGATGGAGCCAAGGGTGAGCGAACAGAGTTCGCTGACACGGATGCCGCTGGCGAGGAACAGGGCGATAATGGCGCGGTCGCGGACCTTATTGTGCGAACCCTTGCACTCCATCAGCTCTTCCACCTCGTCGTCGGAGTAGTACTTGTTCTTCGGCCGCTCCCACTCCGGAATCTTGTCTGGATCGGGGAGCTTCAGAGCCTTCAGCACTCCGGCCAGATCAGGCTTGAGGTAGGGGATGCATTCCTCGCCGGCAGTCATGACGTGCGCCCACCGCAGGAAGGGATTGATCGCCGCAATGTACAGGTTAATGGTCGTCGGCTTCCGGCCGGCCTTCTTCATGCCGTTCACCCAGCGCTGGAGAACTTCGCCGGACAACCCTGAAATCATGCGGTCTTCCATGCGTACTCCGAACTGTTCCGCCATGGCATCGAAGGCGCGCACCAGCATGTCCTCTTCGGTCTGGATGGTGGAGGGGAGGACGCTGTCTTCCCGGGACTCAGAGTAGAAGGCGATCATCTTGTATTTGCACATGGCTCTTCCTCCTTATTAGGTCACTTGCTCCAGATTCTGCGGAACTCTTCGACGGTTTCTTCCAGCTCAGGCGTCTTTGCGTACACCCACTCGGTCATCATGTCGTCGTTCTTGTGGAAGTAGAGAAAGTTAATTCCATGGATGAAAAGGAACTGCTCAAGCTTCATGTTTGCCGTCACAAAAGTTTCTGCCACTCTTCATTCCTCCTATTTGAAAACTCCGTAGTGTATGAACCACTTAACCCCCTCCCGGATTCCGTCAGAGATCGAACATGCGTATTGTTTACAGGCCATCCGGAGCATTCTGTGCATCGCAGGCTCCATCCTAACCTTGCATTCCACGGTCATCTTGTTCTCGCCCTTGGTGGGTCGGCCTCGTAAATCCGGCTTGTCATTTTCGTGAACCATAAATGTTACCTCCTCTCATGGCCGGATTATAACACGAGGGGAGGAGGGTTGTAAAGGGGGTTTGGTGAAAAATTTTATTTATGTGCACCGAAATTAATCGGGGTTGGCCTCCAGCATCCGGTAGCTCAGGATCAGCGAGAGCACATCCCGCACGAACCAGCTCCCGCCATACTTGGAGATCAAGGCTTGCGACTCGTAACCGAGTGCCGTCCAGGCCGGGGTACTTGGCGGTGTATCACAGGCCTTCGCATAGAACTTATAGAAGTCCGCCCACATTTCCCGATCAGGCTTCATCCGCAATCCTCCCCATGATATCAAGTACGCAGGGAAGGCTGACCGCATTGCCGCAGATGCGGTACTTGGCGGTGTCGCTCAGGCCTACGCCGTCCAGCCAGCCCTCCGGGAAGCCCTGCAGCCGTGCGGTTTCGGCAGGTGTCAGCCGCCTGACTCTGTTCTCCGGCTGGTCTTCCACGATGATGTCGGTGATGTACTTGTAGTCACGGCTCAGTACCGTGCTCGCAACCCCACCGGTGCCGTACTGGCCGAACCGCTGGAGGTCGAAGTAGTGCTGAACCACGATGGCCGTGTAGTCCGTGATCCTGTTCTGGTGATCGCCGGTGATGGTGCAGGAGACCTTGCCGTCTCCATTGCCTCTGGCATCGAAGATCACTCCGTCGGCTGTTGTTCCTTCTGCGCAACGCCAGCGAGGGCTGACATCAAGATATCGGGAAGCGGTTTCGACCGCTTGTGGCTCCGGCGGATAATTCCCGCGGCTCCCCTCGGGCTTAAATAGTATTTCTCCGGCACGTTCTGATCCAAGATCGCAGACAATGTACACTCTTTTGCGGCGCTGGGGCGCTCCGTAAAATTGGGTGTCGTATGTCCGCCAGGCAACGCTGTAACCGTCTCCCACAATGCAACCGGATGGACTCCATTTACACTTCGGAGGTCTAGGAACTGCGCAGAACGGGTCGTTGATGGAGACGAACTCTTGCAGGACGGCGTGGAAGTCTGCGCCTTTGTTGATGTTGAGGGCGTTGGCGACATTTTCCCAAACGAGGAATCGAGGAAACTGATTTGCTGTTGCATCACGCATCTCCTTTGCAATTCGAATAGCTTCGAAGAAAAGAATGGAGCGGGTTCCATCATGAATTCCCGCTCGTGCTCCGGCAATTGAGAGGTCCTGACAAGGGGACCCGAAGGTAAGAATATCAACAGGCTCGACGTCTGCGCCATTGACTTCCGTTACAGATCCAAGCTGTTTGCAGTTGGGAAGTCTCGCATCGGTTACCTTCACGGCATGAGGATCAACCTCGGCATTCCACACAGGCTCGATGCCCGTGAGCGCTCCGGCCAACTCGAACATGCCGGAGCCTGAGAACAAACTTCCAAGCTTCATGCTCCGTCCTCCGTTAGTCATTGCAGACAGCAAAGAATCCCTCCTCTTTGTCCTCAACAATCGCTTCCTCTTTACTGTGGTACAGGTTGGCCTTGGCAAAGCCTTTGCCACTCTTCCCGTACCGGTAACCGTAGGGATCAATCCGCATGCTCCGCTTGAACGGCTCGACCTGCCGGATATATGCAAAGCATTGCTTCTGGCTGAACAGGAACGGCGGTTCCGCAGGTTCCTTCAGGCCGGCAATTCTGTACAGGTTCTTGCCGGTCTCAGGATCGATCTCATCGGTTCTTGAAATTACGTGGTTTCTGTAGATCGCAATACCAAACGGCAACCGCATCACTCCTCATCGAACACGCTGTTTTCCTGAATCTCCTCGAGCATTTCTTCCCAGTTGGTGCTGTCGATCAGCCGGATGATCACCTCGTCTTCCCGTTCTGCGGCGACCCACTCGTCTTCCGGGCGCTCCTCGTCGTCCACCATGTCCCACGGATCGAAGTAGGGATGATCGATCACCGTGATCAGCGAGTATCCGGGCTGTTTCATGTCCAGATCGCCGCCGGTCACATCCTCCAGCACCCGGACACCGTCAGTCTTGCTACAATAGATTGCGTAACGAACCTTGCCGTGACTCCGATACACCGACTCGGTGCATTCCCGCAGTTCGCTTACCAGTTCGCGCCAGTTTTCCTCAATCAGTTCGGCCTTAGTCATTCACGCCACCGCCTTTCTCTTCTGGATCTCCTTGAATTCCTCGACAACCCGCATCAGCTCTGGCGTCTTCTTGTAAACCCATTCCGTCATGTACCGCCCCGCATCGTCATTCCAGACCTTGACGTGATCCTGAAAGCGAATGCGGTGGGCGAAAAGGAACTGTTCCAGCCGGGGGTTCATGGTCTTAAACATTGGCAACTCCTCCTTCATCTTGTTTAAGGAACGTCTGCGTCAGGTTTGTGCATCAGGCTCCGGAATTATTTGTTTTGATGTGTTGCTTAAATGAACAAATGTTCAAATGAAGATCAAAAGAAAGGATCAGCCGACATAGATGCCGTGCTGATACCACTGACCGTCCAGCAGGATGTGGATGGTGTAGTCATACCTGCTGTCGTCAGCTTCCCACTCCAGAATCCAGTACTCGGAGCCGTACAAGGCCCGGTGAACTCCGAATTTGTAGGCTCCGAACATGGCTGCGAGGATCAGGATGACGGCGATCAGTTTCTTCATGGCTCTCAACCTCCAATATTGATGATATCTATGTCGGTACGCCGAAGCATATGTGTCTCTGCGGTCTCCGTCAGCACATCATCGTCGTATCTCATGATCAACCTCTTGGCTTCGTCCGTGATGTACTCCTCGTCCTTCATGCGATCCACCGGAATCAGCGTGTAGACTGTGTAAGTGCGGGTAACCTCAACTTTCACCGGGCAAATCTGGTAAATGTCCATCATTTTCCTCCTTCTTCAATGACTTCTCCGAAGCCGTTCAGCTTTTTGCCTGCCAGCAGGTTGTTGTAGATCTCAATGATCCGTGTTTTGCTGGCGTGAATGTAGACCGTAGTCTTGTTCCGGCCACCGCCGTGGTGTCTGCCATGGCTGTTCAGGAAACTCTGCTCCACCGTGTGGTTCGAGACTCTGTAATCCTGATCGCCGACCCAGAAGTAGTAGGAATCGGACGATCTCGACTGGCTGATGCCGTGTTCTGCGCAGAACCGGTCAATCTCCGCCATCTTCTGGGCGAAATTCCGCATGGCCGTCTTGGAAGGTGTCCATTTTCTGTTGTACATGCTCAATCACACTCCATGAATCGTCAGATCGCCCTTCCAGGCAATCTTCTTGGGCGCTGTGAACTTCAGTTTGCCGTACAAATCCTCTCGCTCGCCGTTCTGAATGAGATAGACCATGCGGTCATCCCAATCTTCGCCCTCGGCATAGATGGCGAAGGTCATTTCCGGGTGCTTCCGGCTGATCTTGTCCCGAATGATGACTTGCGGGTCTTCATATCCGCAATACTCACCCCATGTGTAGACATTTGCGGTGTGCGACCGGGTATTATAGGTCACGCTCCGTTTGTCGAAGTCAAACATGATGCCGAGGTCGCCGGTCTCTTCCATTTCATCCAGCAGGGTTTCCAGATCAGCCTTGGTGGCGACTCCCTTGATCTTCATGGTGTAGATGGTGCTGTAACTCATATCGTTTTCCTCCTTATGCATTTTCCAGAACGTCTGCAACCCAGCTCCTGACGACTTCGAACCAGCCTTCCAGCTGACGGTCGTTCGCGTCCTCAAGTTCCGAAAGAATGGACATCGCATCCTCATACGTGGTGAGCGGAACCGTCCGCTCAGACATCGTCTCCGAGCAGATCTCGAGGTCGTCGCACCAGAACTGATCGAGGATTGCGAACTGCTCGTCAGTGAACTCCGTGCCATCCGGCGCGGCATCATAGATCAGGTCGTTGAAGTCATCCATCTCTGCGGAGGCCATGATGGTGATCTTCTGCCCGTCAGAGATGATACGGAAGGAACGGATTTCCTTCTTGCACCCGACCCATCCGGTATCGAACGTCTTCCGCTCGCTGATGGCGGCACGGAGGATCCGCTCATCCTCCTCATACAGGTCGGTCAGGCCCCACTTGCATCCATCAGCGGAAGAAGGCAGGCCATCTAGGGGCGGGAACGGGTTCTTCCGGCAGATCGTGTCCTTCGCAATGTTCGCAAGGGAGTCGGGATCATAAAACATATTCATGCGCTCTGCCTCCTTCTCATATAACCGTGTATCTCAGTTCGCACTTGTCCACGCTGATGGCAATCACATATTTGTTCTGGTCGTCTGCTTCGGCGATGTCGTAGATGCTCCAGCTTCCGGCGTAGAACTCCTGCGGGTCTAACCACAGGAGCTTTCCGTATCCATCAAAGCCCATAGACTCACACCTCCTTCTGCTCGTGGTACTTTCCGATGCTCACAGCTCGAGTAGCGTCTTGGAGGTACTTATTCTCCCAGAGGTACACCTTCACGCAATCTGCGTCCGAAATGTCCTGCTCTACAAGGCAGATATCCTGCTCGGCATCGTCAATGCGATCCGCATATCCGATGTACAGGCCGGGATACTCGTGATGAAGCGACGGCGTGACGAACAGGTATCCGTTCCCAAGCGCCACCGCATACTTGCCTTCCATAATGTGGGACAGATCAATAATCTTGCTCATGCTTCCTCCTCCTTACCGTTCCCGAATCTCGATGTCGATCTTGCTGTATGCCTTGGCAAACAGCACCATGATCTTCTGCCAGTTGTCGCACTGGTTCTTGTACAGGATGATCTTCTTGATTCCCGGAAGGCAGTTCTCCTTGGTGCCGTCCGGGCACTTGGCCAGTCCCAACATCCGTTTGCCATGGCTCTCGTCCATGAAGAACCACTGGAGAGAGTAGTACGTCAGCTCCTCGGCGACGGCCACCAAGAAGGCGTTGCTCTTGCCTTCGCCGTACAGGTTGAACTCGTACTCGTAGCCGTTCTCCTCGCTGATAACCTTGCCGGAGATGTCTTTCCAATCGTAAATGCTGACCATGTTTTCTTCCTCCTTATTTCTGAAGCTTCAGGGCTTTCAGGGCATTGTTGATGCAGTCATGAACCGTGTCGTATCTCCAGTCGGCGGTCTCATCCTCCGTCATGTAGTCCCGGACGTGCTCGCCGTACTCGTCCGCAGCCATATCGTAGATCTCCTCAACCTGTTCCTCCGTCAGGTTGTACTTGTCGGCGAATTCTCCGTCATAAATACACTCGGCGTAGTAGTCGATGTCCTCGATGCAGTACTGATGGAACCATTCCTTGTGAGCCTGATTGATTTCCGCTTCCGTCAGCTGAATTTCCACACCATTGCGAGTAATCGTCATATTACACAGCTCCTTTCTCGACCATCTTGGCATCCGGGATCGGATTGCCGGGAACATATCCACGGAATTCCATGGCGAACTGCGCCTTGACCGGCGTCCATGTGTTGGTTACGGTGTAAAGCTCCACCATGTCCCACCAGAAAGCCTTGCTGGTGGCGACTCCTTCCCGGTCGCCACGGCTCATCCAGTATTTCTTGCAGAGTTCGAAGTAATCTCTCAGTTCTTCCATCTCAATCCTCCGGTTTGTAGTTCGCACCCAGCGCCAGATATCCGTTCCGCATGGAGATGTAGGTGACGGTCATCAGCAGGACATCTGCCGGTATATCGTAGGCCATGCCATCTCCCTCCCAGATGGTCGGCTCCTCGTCTCCGTCATTCTCAAAGACCAGCACGTTGCAGTTACAGTCGAAGTTCGGGTTTGCAATGATGTGTCCGACCGTCAGGCTCATATCTTTAGCCATGAGAATTCCTCCTTCAGTTCCGCAAGCGTTCCCCGCACAGAGCATCCGTCCGTCTCAGAATCTCCGTCATTGTGGATCCATACGGAGTAGTCATCCTCGCCGTACTTGGTAACTGTGGCCAGCTCGCCGGTCTCGAGCATAAACAGGTATTCTTCCATCATCTTTCCTCCTCAATCGTCTGCTTCAGGGCGTTGACGAAGCCGTCCATGGTCTCGCCGTCATACTGTTCGTAGTAGCTGTCGCCGGTTGCGATATCCGCAAGCAGTTCCACGCAGATATTGTGCAGGGTCAGGTCCTCATCTGCGCCGTAGACCAGCACCTCGCCATTGTTCGGCAGGCTGATCTGAATTTCCGTCCGGTCGGCTGTTCTCTCATACTCAATCGTGTAGTACCGGTGCAGAATCTTGCGCTTATTCATTCGCTTTGCCCTCCTTTTTCTTGCACATGTGGCAACCATGCTCCGGACACCAGTCGCAGTCGTTGTACCGGTCGCCGTACCGATGCTCACAGGCATCGCACAGCATCATCTTCGCTCCGCAGTGCGGACAGTAGGCCTCGAAGCCGTCCTCGTTGATATCCCAGCGGATTTCGTTCTCCGCTCCGCAGTTGGGACAGCATTCAACCACGTATCCGTCATAGTCTGCGCACCATTTTTCCGGCTCATCGGTGCGCTTCCATGTGTATCCGGCATTCTTGGCGAAGTCGAACAGGTCTACGGTGGACAAACGGGTATATGAATCCAACCAGTCGAGGAAATCGCACCGCTCCGTCGGAATTTTGAAGTATTTCGCACTCTCCTCGTCACATTGCGCTTTGTTCGCATTATAGAAGTCGTACACAATCCGGCGGGGAAGTTCGATTTCCGCCATATTGACCAGCTCGATCTCCTTTTCGGTGTACTGATGAGTCGTGTCTGCAAATACCGACATCGTGATCATTTCTTCCATTGTTTTCGCTCCTTTCAGTTCAGCATCTCCGCAAATTTGTTCACAACATCAACCACTCTGCTGTACAGCTCCAGACTGTCGGGTTCATTTGCCTGTTCGTAATCTGTCAACGCATCGCACAGCGCATCATAAATTTCATAAACTTCCAGCATATTCAGCATATGATCACCAGCTTTCTCTGTAGGATGTCGCCTGCATTCCGTCATGGTAAATCTTCATTTCCGCCCCTCCTTCCAGTCCTTGTAGGCGGATTCCAACCAGTCGCCGGGGATATATCCATCAGAGTCCCAATCAGACGGCTCGCTCTTGGTTACATCGATGAAATCCTCAATGTCGCATACATCCACATCGTAGAATCTGTCGTCTTCCCGGGACATTTCCACGAGCTTCTCCATCTGCTCGTCGGTCACTTCAATTTCCACACTCAACCTGAGCCAAATCTTCGCCATTGTCTTACCTCCTCAGTCGTAGTCCACGTAGTACCAGCCGGTATGGTTATCAATCTCTCCGTTCCTCTCGTCCTCCTCAGGATCGTAGTACCCGGTGTGTGCTTCATCTTCTCCCGTTATCCAGTCGAGCATGTTTGCCACCGTATCCTGCAAGGCTTCCGTCCGGCACAGGATCTTGTCTCCGTCCGTCCAAACATCGTATTTGGATTCCGTTCCGCCTGCCACGTAGGGAAGCCGTGAAACAACTTCCTGAAAAGCATGGCCGAACACGTTATACTCATAGCTCTTGTCTTTGCCGTCGATATAATCCCGAAACGTCATTGCCTTATCTCCTCATTTCCTCAGCGTCCAGGCCGTGTATTCAGCCTTCAGGATTGCGTCATCCACGATGAATTCCGTACCGTTGTCATCCATCAGAAGGGAAACTCCGTCACCTTCGAACCAGTCCTCACATCCTTCGAAGATGAATGTGAATCCGGTGTAGGTTTCCACGGTCACCAAGTCCGTGGTGTAGTCAACATCAACTACTTTTGCGGTCTCCGGATAGGTTTCCGCACCGGCACTTGCCGTCAGCATCAGCACCACCAGAATCATCAGGAATTTCTTCATTATTTCTCCCTCCATGCGCTTGCCTTATTCGTCTGATACCATGTCATCCGGCTGAAAATTTGCGGATAGTCCTGAACACGCTCAATCTGCCAGTACCAGACGCCGTCGATATTCTGCGTCTGGATGCCGTTCTTAAACAGGGCAACCAACCATTCGTCCGTGGGCTTCTGATCGGACATCCGAGCGTATATCCGGCCCTTGCAACCAAGATCATCCGGATAATAGACGGCGAACAGCTCGCTGTTCTTGCTCACGGCCACGATTTTTCCGCCACGGAAATGCGCTCCTACAGGAATCATTTTTCACGCCACCTTTCTGTGTACTAAGGGGTTCTCAATCCCCATGATCTTGCAGATTTGCACAATCTGCGCATCATTCAGCTCATACATCGGCCTCATTGCCGATGTGATCAGCCAATTTCCGTATGCATTCGGGTTCGTGTTGTACCAGTAGAACCCGTTGTCAGGAATCCGGTCGAGACATGCAATGCGGGGGTCAAATTTGCCGTTCGGCTTGACTCCGTTCCGCCTTGCGAGGTCTGTATAATCGATGGTGTCCTCAACTTCGCACACCAGCCAGACCGTATTGTCGTGCATGGCGACAATCTTTCCGGCCTTATTCTTCTTGCCGATATGCGGAGCGTACGGAACCTCCGTCAGGTGAAGGCCGGGGCGATAGGCGAGACCGCCGAGCTTCGAGATAACCTTGCCGTCCGCATTCCGTTCTCCGGGGTAGGCATAAACCCATGCCCCAAGATTCCAGCGGTCGCCGGTTCCGACATACAGGGGACCGTAGGTTCCGTCTTTATATTTCCTGCACAGCTTGAAGGCAATCATTGTCTTTCTCCTCTCAATTCAGCGGGTCAAGGCACCAGCCGTAAGTGTGGGCGAGGTCTAACACGATGTCCTCATAATCGATGTCGTAGTGTCGCCGGTCTCTCTCATGGAATTCGCAGGCTTCAACAATCTCATCCACACATTCCTGCACAAACTCCGCCATCTCATCCTGCGGAATGTCTATCCAGCCCTCCTCGGTGCATTCCTTGATGGTATCCTCCACATTGTTCTTGACCGTCTCGTCCGTGATCTGAACGAGGATTTTCGCCATTATCACCACCCCTTTCCGGCAAGCAGGTCGGTCAGCTCCGCAATGCTCTGCATCACGGAATTTCCGGACACGTTCAGGCAGTAGAGCAAATGCTCCTCGCCATTGGAGACCGTGATGTACTCATCTCGGACATGGAAGTGGAACCGCTTCATGTCCCAGTCGCTGAATTCCTGCAGCCGTTCTTCCGTCATGCGGATATACCGGATATAGAACGTGGAATTCGGCCGGGTCATTTGCCCGATTTCCATCACTTTCTTGATGGCCTTGTTCATCTGCTCGGTCTTAACTCCATACTGATTTCTGCGCCATGCCTGATTCAGAAGCTCCTTCTCGTCCGAGTACTCAAGGCCATGCTCGATCATGTATTTCCGGCTGATGCGCTCCGGAATGATTTCGCAACAGCCGTCATACTGGGTAATGAAGTCGTGTGCCTTGTTGAAGGCGTCTCCCTGATTTTTCGCCTTGATGTAGTAGGTCGCCAGATTTCCGTCATAGAATCTCAGCGTCAGCTTGTAGCTATTCATTAAAAGCCCACCTCCACAATGATCTTGTCATTCTCCGCATATACTGCGGACACGATTGCACCGGCCAAATCGAAGGGATAGTCTCCGTCATCCGTCAGCTTGTGGGTGAAGATAACTTCGCCCGTCCTGAATTTCCGCACCTCATACTCCCCGCACAGGGGGAGATCATTGAATCTCGTCATGGTCTCAACCTCCTTCGTTATATTTCAGGAACATTCCGGCATGCATTGTGCGGTTACCGTCTCGTTTTCTCACCGCCCTTGTAACCCCGCACCAGCTCGTTGCGGTACCTGCAAGCTCCCTTCCGGTAGCAGTCATTGCAGTCTCTCCGGCACTGCCGTCCCTTGTTCTGAATCGTGCAACAATTCATCACGATTTCCGGATGAGCGAGGGCGTATTCTTCCGTGAAGACCGTGAAGATATAATCGATGCGATCCTGCATCCATTCCGGCCCTTCATCGATCTCGTTCAGGTACAGGGAAGAGTGAATATATGCGCTGTTCTCCGGCTTTCCGAGCGCATCGAATCCCTGCTTCCAGAGCCAGTCATTCTTTGACCACTCCGTCCAGAACATTTCCGGGAACGCATACTCCAGATTGATGTAATTCCGCACCTCACACACCGTCCGAGCATCGCCGAGGCTCTGAATCCGTGCATCAGGCTCATGCCATCCGAGAATTTCCTTTCCCCGAACCTCCCGCCACACTTCCGAAGGAATGTCCACATTCCACAGGATGAAGGAATTCCGGGTCATTGCATAATCAACGGTCGGTCTCGCATTGCTGATCGCATTTGCGAAGCAGTACGGGCACACCGGCTCTTTCCCGTCAACCGTGCACTTCATGCATTGCCGGGTCTGACAGAACCTATTCAGCCTGACGGAGGTACTCAGCGAGTGCTTGTTCGCCATCTTGGATTTCGGGCTGTGCTCCGTAAACTTAACCTGCTTGCAGAGCTTCCGCACATCTCCGTACTGCATCATCAGGTCGATATCATCGATCTTCCGGTTATTGTTCTCAATCATTTTCCGGCCGATTTCCGTATGAGATTTTGCCGGGTCGATGTAATAGAATTCCTTATTCCGCAGATCTGCCATTGTTTTTCTCCTCTCTTTGTGCTATCATTCATACTGGGCGATTATAGGCTTCAGATTTCCGACATAAATTTTTTAACCGATGATCTCGCAGTCTCCCTTCCGTGCAAGCTTCAGAATCACATGGGGCTTAAGCTCCGCATAGACAAACCGCGTGTTCGCCTTGCTGATCTTGAATTCCGTACCCTGCGGAATGAATCCCCAGCCGGGAATGGTCATGTCGTGCTTTGTCCGCACCCACTCCGCACCATAGCACACCGGGCAGATGCTGAAGCCGGTCGTCAATCCGCTCCGTATCCATGACGGAACCTCCGGCAGAAACTCCTGAATCGTTCCGAATTCCCGATAGTTGGGAAGCTTGTCGGCCTTTTCATTTGTCAGCATCACGTTTTCCGTATAGCCGCAGCTAGAACATGTAACCTTGAATTTCCGCATTGCTCATTCCTCCGCTATGATTTCTATCAGATTTCCGCTCTTGTCGAGCTTCCGGTGATACTTGAACACGTTCCCGAAGTTGTCCCACACATACACCGTGGATTCCGGCTTGAACCAGCAGGCCGTTGCTCTATAAGCCATCTCCGGCGATGTCGCATCCACCTTCAGCGGTCGGCCTTTCCCGCATGCAAGGCTAAGGCTGTACATCATTGCTCATCCCTCCATGTAGTTGTAACGAAGACCGCCGTTTGGAGCCTCCAGCCAGTACGGCACAAAGCCCAACCACGGGAAGGCCTGTGCTCTATGAATTTCCCGCATGCTGTCGAGATCTACCACCACATACCACCAGCCTTCATCCTGACCATAGAAGCTCAGGTATTCCATCTTGTTCCCGTTCACGTCATACTCAATGATGCCGTGATTTTCCGCATAGGTTAGAGCTTTTTTCTGATATTCCGTCATTGTTGACCTCCTGCACTTCTGCACTCCGCATACTTCGTGATGAAGAGAAACTCCGCTCTGCGCCTTCCGCATCTGCCGTAGGTTACCTGCTGAATTCCGGTCACTTCCAGGAATTCCCGAGTCCCGAATATCGTGATTCCGCGCTTATCTGTCTTTACATGGTGAATCAGATGTTTCCGTGCTTTCATCAGTCAACCCACCTCCTCAGGCCGGTGTCCCATGTTGCGGATGCCGTGACTCCGGTATCATCCGTGCGAAACTCAATCCTCCGGCCGTAGATCGTCCGACCGCCGTTCCAGTCGCTGTAAATCGCCAGACGAAACCGGTCAGCCTTGTTCAGCACCTCCCGCTCCCGCCATCCGGCTTTGTCCTCCAGCTCCGACCGGGAAAGGAAGTCAAACTCCGCAACAATTTTCCGCTCCCTGCCGGGGCTTACAGTCACAACCTCTGTGGGCAAATATCCGGCACAGGTATATCCCTGCTTGGCTCTGCAATATGCGCCATGATCGAAGTTGTTGAAGAAGGGAATAGCCGTGATATAATTCGTGTACCACTCCGGGCTGATAACTTTCCGCTCAACGCTCACCGGCGTTTTCCGCCATGATTTTCCGCTCGGCGTGGAGGAAAACTCCGTCACAGTTGCGAGAATCACATAATCACCTGTGAATTTAAACTTGCGCCAATTCATTTTCTCAGAACCTCCATATTCTTCAGAATCTCATCCAGCCTGCGGTTATATTCCGCATCAGACACAAGGCGAAGATCATACTCCGCATCCAGAATCTCCATTTTCCGCATTAATTCAGCCATGATTCCAACCTCCGTATTAGAACGTTCTTTCTGTATAGACTTTGCGGTCACCCTTGAACAGGCGAGACTCCGAAATGTCGTCAAAAACTCCGCATAGGTACTTCTTCGTTGACCGGTCGTACTCGCCACGGATATATACTCTGCCGTTCAGGGATTCCGTCAGGCAGAAGAATTCTCCGCGCTTAAGCTCTCTTACAGTTTTCATGTCGAACCTCCTTAGTTATAGATATGGAGCAATGAGCCAAACTCCGCACATGATGAGATCGCATACAAGGGCAAGCCCAAACATTTTCAATCTCTCAACCAGTTTTTCCGTTTTGCTTTCATAAGTTTCGAACATTTTCCGCACCTCAACCGCACAGGAACACAGTTTGTCTCATTTCTTTGCCGGAGCTGTTCTCATATCTGAATTGGAACGTGCCGTACCGAATTGCCGTCAGGGATTTCAAAGCTCCACGCAGGGTTTTCGCATATACGGTCGTGATGTATGCTCCACAATGGTCATACAGCGAATAAGGCTTGTTACTCATGGTCTGTACCTCCTTTTGTTTGATATGGGTATACCCATATTTGATTGTATGTTAAAAGGGAAGCTGCGTATCATTGTAGCTTCCCTTCGTTTCTCAATTTTTCCACAATTGCTTTTTGAATCCATGAATTTGCTGATTCTCCGGATTCTGCAATTGCACGATCCAGCAGATTCGGAATTCCGGTATCTTTGCGAATCTTGACGGTGTATATTCTGTTTGCCTTGGCGTTCCACCTGCTATAAGCTTGTTTTTGCGCTTTAGTGCTGGTCGGCACCTTGCAGGAATCCGTCTTTCCGTAATTTTTCCGTCAAGGCCACAACGATCAGGTGGTTAACGCTTTCTCCAGTATTTTCCGCAATGGTCTGCAATAAATCCGGAATTCCCGTATCATACGGGGTCTGAAAGCCCACGGCGTCTTGACTCATTTTTCATCTCCTCAATCGGGAAATTCCCGTATTTTTCCAGCACAGCGGTCTGTATATATTCCGCAATGGACATCCCTGTTTTTTCTCGCATGGACACCAAGGCGGTGTATATTTCCGGACCACACCTCACGGATCTGCGCCAGCATTTCGCTTTATAGCGATCATCTGACACTTTTTTCTTCTCCAAATTCCGCACTCAATCACCTCCTGCGTTATTTTATCACAACTCCCCGCACCGGGGCAAGCACCACCTCCAATCCCAATTTTCTGCGCCTGTTCTCCATTTTCCGCACCGCAAGCATCGGAATAATCATCTCAGGAGACAGAACAGCCTTGCGCACAAACTCCGCATAGAAGGGAATTTTCCGCATTTGTGTTTTCACGGTCTCGACAACCTCTGCAACCTCTTCTTCGACACCTTCGAAAATTTCCGCCATAGCTTCTTCAACCTCTTTGGTGAAAAGCCGAACCAAACGACTTGTTCTCATTTTCCGCATACCTCTCTTTCAAAATTCCGCACTAGATTTTTGCGCTTTTGTAATTCTGCCACGTTCCGCACCGTCCCCCGGATTTTCAAGGGATCAGCAGGGGACAGCGGTACTTGTAGCGGTCTTGGGGTTGGCAGGATATGGGTATACCCATATTACTTAATCACGACTGACTGAACCTCAGCGATTTTCTTAGCGATCTCAATACGCTGTTCATCGCTTAGTTTTTTGATGATCTCGTCAACGGTCGGTTCTTTGACGGCCTTGGCTTTGGTCTTGGTCTTGGTGCTCTTCTTGCTGGTGGTGGGCTGGGGCATTTTCGGGGTGGTGTAGGTGATGGGCTTCTCAGCCTTCCAACCGCCGTTGAACCAGCTACGAAGACCGGAAACGCTGATAATATGGCGCTCGGTGGTCTTCTCACGAACCATGCCGAACAGCAGGGACAGAACCTGCTTCTCTTCGAACGGGATACCGCACTTGGTAAACAGCTCTTTCACAACCGGGTGGTACAGATAAGCCTTGGTCATAGAAGCATACTTGCCCTTGGGAAGATCGCCCTTGACAAGCATAACAAGCCCGTTGTAAGCTCTGATAGTCATGGTGTCCCAATCCTTCTTGGTGAATCCTTCGGGACGGTTGGTGGGCTTGTTGGTGGTGTTAGTGTTCTTCATTGTGGTTCTCCCTTCTCGCACTGTTTGCCGTGCATCGCAAATCCTGTTTCGGCTCATGCCATCATCAGGGGACGGACTTTTACCGCCCGACAAAGCCAACGAGCGGAAACGCAGGTTGGCTCTCAGATTTGCATAGACTTCACCCCTTTGGTGGTCGATGGGGTAGGCTGTTAACCGGCTCGGGGCGACGGAAGCGACGGGCGTGCTTTCCCCTTACCCAATTCTCAGCTTTTGTGCGCTGTTTTCTCACAGCTTAGCCCCGGACACCCGTTTGTCCCTACCTGCATTCCTTCACTCTTCGATGTAGACAGCACCAAGCCTGTCTCGCAGGGCGTAGCAAACACACCTTCGACAGTCTCAGCCCGTCACCGTCTCGTTGACGGCCGTTGAGCTAAGGGCTACTTTCTCGCAGTTATTCCCCCTGTCAGCGTATTGGTCTCGTAGGATACACCTGTCCTGTGTACCATGCCGGTATGCTATATCCGGTCAATCTCAGGCTGTGCTTGACAGTACTAGTACGGTACTTGCACCTCTAGGAAGAATGGGGCTATTATGTTGTCAAGGTTCAGATGCTATCGGTTAGGTGGTGAGACTCTTACTCACTCTCGGGCATAACCTCCGAATCGCTTGTCTCTGTCAACCCGTCGGTTGCTTTCGACGCCGTCACTATAAATGTTCGGACGGCATCCTGTCAACAACCAGATTTTCCATCATGCCAAAAACGACAAACGCTGAAACTATTGAAAAACAATGCCTGGCTGTGATTTTTTGATGTTCGCAAGAAATCTTTTCAAAAAATTTTTTCATGTGAATTTTGGCATAATTTCAGACCGAAACAATCGAAAAACGGGGAATTTATACAAAAAACAGGGAAAATGAGAATGTAAATAATGGTCAAAAAAGCATAAGCTCAAAAAAATTATAAACAAATTAAAAACATAGGAAATTCAATGGTTTGAAGGTTGTTAGCTGAAAACAACAAAACCGGATTGAAAATTGTCAGGAGTCACTTTCACAAACTAAATTGTTCGGAATGGGGCGAACAATACCCCGAAAAAATGGCAGAAAAATTTTTAAATGTTCGGAAAATGACTTTTCACTAAAAACAGACCGAATTCTAATAAACAAGGCATTGATTTTTTATTGATCAATCGTTAAAAGAAGAAAATCAAAAATCACGATAAAGCGTTGAAAAATAAGGCCTGGCGGGTTGTTGGCCCTGGCTAACAGGGTACAAAATATCATGTTATGTTCCCTGTTTACGTTTTGACACGGTGTCAGAATAGCCCCAAGCCCTATGCCTATCTTCTCCAAACTTCGATAAAATTTTCTGTATTTCGTCCCAATTTCGACAAATACCGCACAAATATCAACAAATATTTTTAAACTCATTTCACTTTTAAAAACTTCTCGCGCATGTCGATGCCGTCCAGGCACCCCGTATAATGGCCGCAGGTTACGCTGTACGGTCTGTACTTACAATGTAATATTTAGACGCCGAAATAGAATCATGCCGCAGGTTCAGCCTGTGGCTTTTTATTATGCCGCCGGAAAAAGCTTCAACTATATATACTCAAAATCCCACGCCCTTCGGGACCACGGCAGATCTCAGGCTAATGATAACCGCGCCGCCAGGTGTGGCTGCGATTCCAATATTAAGATCGCCCCTTTATATTCATTGTCTAATTTTAAATTTATTCTTTATTTTCGCGGCAGTGCACATATTCGATTTTTATGTTCCTTATAACTACCGACGGAGACTTTCGTCATGAGCTTGAGATTTTTTTGGACCCTTGTTTTCAACCTCTGGAACCGTTGAAAACACTAGTCTCCCCGGCTCTTATAAAAATTCCTTTTATCTAAGTATCGCAAAAATGAATGGAGGCCTTGAAATGCCTACGGTTAGCTACAATGTCGCGAGCAAAATCTGGGCGCTCTACGTGAACAATGTTTCGCACATGAAATTATGTCGTGATGGCGTCATCTGGGAACCAAAGCAGGAGAGCGGCGAACCACAGCGGCTGAACATGAAGAAGATCCACAATCACCTGCGCGGGGTCTATAACGTGGCTGTATTCTGTAGTCAGAAGTCGTCCAAGTTCATCTGCTTCGATGTGGATGTAAACGACGGGGGCGTTGTGCGCAAGCTCATCGACGTGCTGGTTGATCTCGGCTTTGACCGCGAGCGGATCTACATATCGATCTCGGGCGGCAAGGGCTATCACGTCGAGATCTTCTTTGACAAGGTGGTGGCGAACGAGTCGATTGCGAAGCTGTACAACATCGTGATAGAGCGCGGCGGCTTCAACCCGGAGAAGATAGAGCTGCGGCCGACGCCCACGCAACCGATACGGCTGCCTCTGAGCAAGCATTACAAGACCGGCGTCTGGTCATGGTATTGCAGTCAGGAGACGCTCAAGCCCATCGATAGCGAGCTTTACATCTTCGAGATTGAGCAGGTGCCGCGGGAGCGCCTGGACGAGATACTCGCGGCGGTGCCTCCGCCGAAGGCCGATCATCATGTTGATTACACGGTGCGGCAGGGCGAGATTGCCGTGGATGAGAATAGCCTTCCAATATTAACACATAGAAATACACGGCACAATACCTCAGTCAAGATTGCGGTCTATCTTCGGAACCGCGGGATGGGCGAGGCCGAAATCCGGGCGGCGCTGACGGATTGGGTGGCGCGTCAGGATCGGGACCTGATCGACAGCACGGACGAGGAGATTGCGGCGGACAATGCGGAGATTGCGAAGTGGGCAGGCGGCATCGAGGCCAAGGCACATGCGGCGAAGACGATTGTGATCAACAGCGCCGATCTGAACTTTATCCTGAACGGCAAGACGAAGAATGACCGGCGGCTTCTTTTTCGGATGGTGATGGTCTTTAAGGTCTTCGGGCGGGATAACACCTCGCAGGATCTGATGGCGCGGAGTCTTGGCATGCACAAAAAGACGGTTGGTACGCGGCTGAAGCGGTTGTGGACGGATCGCGTGGTGACCATGAAGTACGGGCGGTCGCAGAAGCTGGCGAACGGGCTGTGGACGTCTGCGCCGAACACCTACCTGCCCGGGACGATCATGCGGCAGGTGCTGGACCCGGACGACTTTGTGGCGAACTACGAGATAGGCGAGAAGGTGGACTGGGAGAACATCCTTCCGTATTACGCGGCGGGGATGGCGGCGATGCTGGGCGACAAGCTGGCGGAGTATGTTGGCGCACGGGAGGCGGCCGAGATCAGGGCGTTGGAGGGAAAGTATGAGCTGGTGGACGCATGTGATGGGGACGATTGAGGTGGACGTACGCGGCCGTACGCAGGCTGAGATACGGTATATTCTCGAGACGGTACTGGATCATCTGCCGCGGGTGACGGGATCCGAGGGAGACATGAACGTGTATATAACGCAGGAGGCCGGCTGCAATCGTTCCAGCTCGCTTGACGAGTTTGGTCTTGCGACCAATAACCTGCGGGACATGTACGGGAATAAGTCGCAGAAGAATGGGTGGCTCGAGACGCAGAGCCTGTACATGCTGACACTGGACGGCAATCTGCGGGATCGCGGGTTCGAGCAGACAAAGCGCGAGTTCATGAGGTGGCTGTGCCGGCTGGCGAAGCGGTTGCAGGTGAATGCCATTGTGGTGAAGCTGTGGGCCTATGGGCAATCGATGCTGATCACCAATGCCGCGCCGTATGACGAGATGTATGAGTGGCGCGACGGTGAGACGAGGTGGACGGATTACCTGATGTGGGAGCGCGAGCCGCACGGTTACTGGCCGCTGAAGCTGGCGGCGAAGTATTTCGAGGATGAAAACATAGATCGCGAGCTGGCGCGGAGGCGGGACTGGCATGAGCAAGACTAATTGCATTAATTGTGGTGCGGCCAAGGATACCGCTGAGATCAGGTGCCCATTCTGCGGTACGACCTATCTCGATCTGACGGCAATTGACTTCTCGTCTGATGCCCCTGTTGTTTGTAAGTTTGTCTTGCCGGTGGATGGAATCGACGGCAAGCTTATTATGACCACGACGGCACGCCCGAAGCTTGAGGAGCTGAGTGACAATGTGGAGACGGCAGACATTTATCAAAGCTGGGGTCAGGCATATTCGTTTACTACGCGGCGAAGCATGAAGATCGGAATATCTTTTGAGCCGGTGTCTGTCGAGGATAACGTGCTATTCGAGTTAGGGTTCGAGGAGTGTCAATGAAAGTACAGGCGCAGAAACAGATCATCACCAGGGAACCTGTTGATATCGAGATCGAAGAAGTCACACTCTTGTCGGCGAAGGAATATGCCAACAATCAATTCATCATTTCATCTATTAGCGATGACTGGTGGACGCGATCTCCGGGATTTGATTCTGGTTACGTCACGAGCGTGCGAAGCGATGAACGGCGACAGGACTACGGTGTTAACTGGCCACTTGCTGTACGGCCTGCTTTGCGAATCAATAGCCTGAGGTACGGAGAGAGATTTGAATTGTTTGGGTTCACATGGAGGGTGTTATCTGACGGTCTCGCATTATGTGAAGCCGCCGTGGGCTGGAGCTGTTTTCGGGTTGATAAGACGGCTGATGACGCCAATGTGTACGAGAAGTCTGACGTCAAGAAATGGCTTGATGACTGGGCGAGGAAGAAAGGACTGGTGATGGAATGACCGAAGCATCATTTCGCCGGCGGCATGAGCGGGTAGGCCGCAGGTGGCGAAGGTTCAAACCCAAGGTGCGGTGGTGTCCAGACTGTCGGTGTCACACGGTCGTCCTGAACGACAGTTATTTCCACCGGTTCCGGCGGTTCTTCATCGAGTGCGAGAACTGCCACTGGTGCGGCAAATCTTATCCGACCATCGGAATGGCGGTGCGGAGCTGGAACAGGGAATCGCGGAGGGCGAGTAAATGACATGGGAAGAACATCAGAAGAGGGAGCTGGCCCCGGGATGTGTCGGCCTGAAGGAGACCGAGATCGAATGCCCGGTCTGCGGCAAGCATTTGTATATTCGTACTGACATTGTACTTACGACGTATCCGGAGACATATGTGTATGAATGCAGAACTTGTGACTGGCATGGATATGCAGGGGGGATATGATGAAGAAAAAGATTGCGATCATTCTGATGCTGGCGGTGCTGGCGTGGATCCTTTCGGCTTGCACCCAGGCTGAGAACGTGCGGCATAACCTGCGGCGGGAGGCTGACGACTTCAACATACGGCGGCGGATCACGGTGCTGAATACCCGGACGGACACGCCGATGATGCAGATCACGGGGCTTCTTGCCATCGAGACAGATGATGACGGCGACCTGAACATCATGATTGAGAAGGCTCCGGGGGAGTATGTGCTGAACTACGCGCATCTGTCGCAGGATACGACGTATATTGTGGAGCAGATCGAGACCAAGGAAGTCAGCAAGTATCAGTACGAGATCAAGTTCTATCCGTCGAACCTGATCAGCGGCTGGTATGATATCAAGCTTACCGATGACTGAGCGGACGATTATGAAGTCGGAAGAGGAACTGCTGATTGCCATGATTGTTGACTACCTCTGCGAGGATCACACAGAGACGGAGTTAATGGCGGTGGTCGACAAGGCGATTATGTACGCGAACGGCGAGTAAGTAACATTTGAGCGGTGACGGAATAGGTAAACGTAACTATTGGGAAGATGCGCCCACGACAGCAGAGAAGCGTAATGCGGTGAAGTATGACCCTGTTCGGTAAACGGCAAAAGGCGCATCCTGTTGGGTGCAAATCCCAACCCGCTTTTGAAAAACATTTGGAGGTGCGTTATGGAAAACAAGAATAATTTCCCGGACATCGAACCCGAAGCAATGCCGGCGTTCCTGAATCATGTTGCATCCGAGTACTTCAAGGACAATCAGGAGATTATGTTCAAGCTGGCGCAGTGCTCCATGTATATCTTTGCGATGAACAGTTTCGGGAAGAGGTGACGGCATGAGTCTCAACAAGTACGGCCCCGGAAAGTGGGAAGATATTTCCGGTTGGTCTACGGCGCAGCTCGAGGCGAAGTATACCGAGCTAAAAGTGGATATGCTCAAGGCGGCGATGGAATACTGCGAGCATCTGGAGTGGCTGAACGAGCAATGCGATTATCTTCTGGATGAACTCAGCAGGAGGGTCCATGAACTGGACACCGTGTTATGAGCGGCTACCTGAGGACGACGGCGAGTATCTGGTGACATGTTCGTATCTCGTCCATGATGTTCTCAGGAATATCGATCATGTTGTTTCGTATGTGGATATCCGTTGGTTTGACAGCGGTAGTGGATGGAGTGACGAGACGGTGGTGGCCTGGATGCCATTGCCGGCGGCGTGGAGTAGGGAAGATGTCTGAGCGAATCGAGTTTATCGAATCGTATTACAAGGTCGGAGGCGGCAATGGAGAGATGGAAGAATGGACTCAATAAATTCCACAGGATCAACCAGTGGTTCCTGACGGCCGCATGGTTTGGCTTCGGAATCTTCGCGTGGTTCTGGGGAGACCAGCTGACGGCAGATGCACTGCGGTGGATGTTATGCGTCGCATGTTGTCTGCTGGCGTTATACAACTTTGAAAAGGCGGTGGATGAACAATGAATATCATCGGATTCGTTTTGAGCGTGTTATGCCTTGTTGTTTCCATCAGCGGATACAACATCTGTAAAAGTATTGGAAGACTCACCAATGAAGTCATAGGGTTGAACGAGGAGCTGAAACGGAACTACTAACCCGGAGGGTGTCATCACGAGGTCGAGTTACCGGAGGTATACGTGATTCTGATTGAGAAACCATATCCGAGCAGATGCATGAACTGCCCGTGCAGTTACTGGCTCCGGTCGGGGAAGTACAATGGCCGGCTGATGTGCGAGGCGCTGGTGCGCAGGCGCGAAGATCAGGCTCTCCGCGAGAACGGCATGCGACGCCCGGGCGACTGTCCGATACGGATACAGGAGGAATGAGCGAATGGTGATGCTGATTGTTGGAATTATCATCGGCGCTGCGGCGACGTTGTGCGTTGGGTGGCTGGTGTGCGCGATGACGGAGGAGGACGAGGAATGCGATGGCTGAAGTTCCTGCGGCTCATTCCTGAGTATTACCGCATGTACAGAGATGGCGAGGATCCCGCAACGGTCAGGAAGGTCTTTGAGAACTACAGCCGGGTCCTGTGGATGAATACAGGCGGCAGGCTCTCGAAGCTCAGTTACACACCGGAGTTCGTCACCGAGGAAATCGCGCTG